AAGCAGTGGTATCAACGCAGAGTACTTCGAGGTTCGGCGTCAGGGCAAGGACCGACTCAAGGCGAGCTGCCTTGTCGAAGGCACCCGTGCCGAATGGAGAGAGCCCAACGTTGTCAGCCGCCGGGGTCGCATGGCGGAAGAACTGCACCGATGCCGTGAACATGTACGTGCTGTCGACGCTTTCGACCACATTGGTGGAGTTCGCCGTTGTTGCCCAGTGGCCTGCATCGGTGCCCGGCCCAGCGCCGCCCGTGACGGCGGTCGTGCAAATGTACGAAACCGAGGCGCGTGAAGCCGTGGCACCAATCGCGTAGGCGGTGGCGACGTCCCAAGCCGGATAGACTTCATTTGCATAGTTCCGGTAATACTGGAAGTCGATCGCGTCGTTGGTGTTGATGAGCACCGTTGCGAATTCGGTATCAACCGCGCCCGTCGGAGCCGCCTGGTTGGCCGGGCGTACGCTGTTCGCTGGCATACCGTAGGCCTGGCGAATGAGTTTTCGCACCAGGTACCCAAGCGCCTCAGTGAAGTTGATCCCCATCAGGGACCCTCCACTGGAGGTGTGCCCGCGGCGATTCGCTGGGCGAGGGCCTTGACCATGCCGTGCTTGTCGAAGTCCTGCACGTGCATCACGCGGTAGGTAATCCCCTTGTACTGGAGCACGTCTGGCAGAAGATCAGGATCTCCAGCACTGAGGTCACCACTGGTAAAAAATGCCTGCACGTCAGAGAGCCGAACGCCTTCCGGAAGAAATTGCGCGTCGGCCGTGGCCGCAGGTTGGATGATGCCTGTCAAAATCTCCGACCGAAACGCGTCTCCGGCTTCGCCTTCGTTGGCCATGGTCGTAGTGGGCCGCAGGCGCGTGAACGTGTCGGCGCCGAGGTCGGAGTCGGTCAGCAGTTCGGAGACATCGACGAGCATCAGATGATCCTCGCGTTGGCGGACTGCTTGCCCTCGAGCTGATACGTAATGCTCTGCCTCAATTGTCCCGAATCGATAAGCGGCCTTGAGGAGCCCTTGCGCTTGACGGTGGCTGGCTTCAGTGGAGCGAACGTCCCTACCGTGAACTCGCGCTTCACCTCGCCGACCGCGACCACGCCGAGCTTCTCCACCGCCTGGTCGATGGTCATATTGCCGAGAAGTACCTTGCGAAGGCTGTCGATATTGACAGCGTTCAGCTTGGGCGCCGCGCGCCGAATGCCGCCGCGGAGGAACGACCGCTCGGGGATGCCTTGCTCGGGCGCGCCGAACTCGTGAATGGCAGCGATCATGGCGAGAGGGATCGATTCGGTCTTCGCCTCAGCGAAGATAAAAGCAGCGTCTTTGAGCTTCCCGGACTTCCTTGCGCGCTTGATCTTTCTGTTGTGCAGCTTCTTGGCTGCGTCTTCGGTGCGCGCGTGTCCACCATTCTCCATCGCGCCAGCGGGAACCCCGACCAGCACAGAGCGATTGGCGTCCTTCATGCGCGCCATGAGTGCCTTCAGCCCTGGCAGGTCACCGCCGGAAACGTGGGCGTTCATCCCTTGACCCTCACGCGCTTCTTGCCGTTCACGACGGGGATGGCCTGCGTCTGTTCGACCTGGACCCGCTTGCGCTGCTCGGGTCGAGAGACCTGAGCTCCCCCCGGGATTACCTCGTGCACGGACACTCGAGGTTTCACCGGAGGCTGCATGGTGCACCTCCGAGTGTTGCCGCCCCGCCGATCGAGGCCGATGATAGCCGAGCGGAAACATCTTGCGGATCGCGACTTGGGGCAGGCGCCATCGCCTGCACTGGGGCTACCATCGCGCGCGCCACCGTGGCCACCACCTGGGCGGCCTTCTTCTTGCGCGGCTTGCTCACGGTGATCCTCCGGCCGTACCGCCAAGGCCGACCATGTCGCGGAGCTCGCAGTAGCGGCGCCCATAGTCGGTGAGCATGAGGGTGTCATCGGCCTGCTTGTTGAGGAGCTGACTGTCGAAGGTGACACCCACTGGACCAACGTGCTTCTCAGTCACGTTGCCGGTGTTCATCTGGGCAATCCCTCGCGCCGCGCGGGCCTTCCCCACCACGATGCTTGCGGCAACGTAGCAGGAGAGGCCCTCCGAATAGTGACCAGCGGCCTTCCAGCGTTCGACGTTGAACATTGGATCGGCCAGATCCAGCTTCTGCTGGACGTAGTCGTCCGGAAACGAGCTCGTGGAATTGAACTCGCCTTCGGGGAACTGCTGGCGGAACTCGGAGGGCGTCACGTGGTTGTCTCTGATGCGTTGGCTACACGTCAGCCGAGGCGATGCAGTCCTGGTAGATCATCGTCTTTGCCCGCAGCAGCTTGGGCGCCGAATAGCGGTAGCGGCCTGGGATCACCAGATCGGTGTTCCGGGGCTGGGGCGCCAGGAAGTTCAGGCCCAGGGGCAAGTGCATGACCAAGCACTCGTCGTTTTTCGCGTAGTAGACCGCGCGGGCGGTCTTCTTCGGCGTGGTCCCGTCGTGCGCCAGCGTACCGGCGTAGCTCAAAGAGCTGTCGGCCGCGGTGTTGACGGTTCCGTCCGAGTTCAGGTCGTCGGGGATACCGACAAACTCTATGTCGATCTTGCCGACCAACTTCGAGACGTTGTGCTCGCGGATGTACGTGAGCACGTCGGTCGGAGTCGCAACCGTGACTCCGCCCGTGGTCACGGTCAGGATCCGCGTCGACAGGGCGCTGAGGATCTTGAGCGGCATCGCGACGTGGGTCACGAACTCGTTGGTGCCGGTCGCCTCGTAGACGTCCGCGATCGGCTTCGTGATGTCGCGGATGATGCCAAGCACATCCGTGGCCGGGTTGTCCCAGGCGCCAGTGGTGGCCGCGACCGGGGTCACGCCCGCCTGGTTCCACAGGCCCTTCTGGCCGGTGCGCGCGTCACCGCGGAGGGCGACCACGTTCATGTGCCGCTTGTAGGCGGTCATGGCTGCGGCCATCCTCATCTCGGAGAGCGGCTTCTTCAGCTGCGCACTCTCGATGAGCTCTTGCACATCGTAGTGGTAGCCAATCTTGCCACCCTTCACTTCGATGACGATGCGATCGAAGCGAGCGTCCGCGAACGGCATTTCGGTCGAATCCGAGGCCGATAGCTCCGCCACGCCGATCTCGTCGTACACCTGGATATCGACGCTCGTGGCCCAAGGGGGAGCCTCGAACGAGAGCGGCATGATCTTCTCGTAGATGGTCGGCGCGCGGTGCCGCTTGAGCATCTTGGCCTCATGGTAGGCCAGCTCCGAGATGTTCCACGCCAGGGGGTCGGTCGAGTCGTAGCCGCCCTTGCGCGCGCCCATGAACAGACCGCCCATCGACTTGAGAGCCGCGGAGATCTGGTCATAGCGAGCGGCGGCGTCGCCGGCCAGCGTGACGTTAAGGGGTCGCCCGCTGTCCGAGCAAACCTGGATGACAACGGCGTCCTCAGCCTGCCCGGTGGCCTTGTCGACAATCGTCTTTCGTCTTAGCAACATGATGATTCAGTCCTTTCGTTTTCCTGTCGACACGACTAGGTGGTGAGGGTCGCGAGGGGCTGGAGGCCCGTGACGATGACGACGCCCAGGCGTCCTCGGAGGGTGTCGGCCTTCCACTTGTGGCCATTCATCAACACGCGGGTGGTGCCGTTGGCGATGCCGCCCTTGGTGCCGGCCAGGTTGGTCGTGCCGTGGGCGTGCGCGTAGGGCGTCGCCAGCGCGATGACCGCGTCGTCCTTGCGGACGTCTTCGGCGGCCACGACGTTGACTTCGCCCGACCCGTAGATGCTCAGCTCAGCGCCGGTCGGGTAGCCGACAAGGTTGCCCGGGAGCGTGGCCGACATGTGAGCCAGGCGCGACGTGATGCCGCGAATGGTCTGCGAGCCGTTGGTGGCCGAGAACGGGACGATCCCGATATCACCGGTACCGTCGGCAACAGCGACGCCGAAGTCGACGGTGCCGAGACCATCAATGCCGCCGGCTGCGTTCACGGTTCCGGAAGTGCCCTGGTTGACGAAGGTCGAGAGCTTGTGGGGCCCGTCCCCGTGGCGCGTGCCGGGGAGACCTGCGTCGAGTTCGAAGCCGCCAGTGGTGTCCAGTAGACTCATTTTTCATTTCTCCGATTGAGGTTGCCGCGAGTTGGTACTACGCGTCCGCTTCGGCCCGTCCGGCCTTGGCGACGTTGGATTCGTAGTCGGCTTCACCGCGGAACACTTCTCCGTCGCCGACGCTGGTGGTGCTGGTCGCGCCGAGAGCGCGGTTGACGGCCTCGTCCTGGGCCAGGATGGCTGCCTGCTTGGGCAGCGCGATCAGGGCGCCGAATGCCGCCTTGATCTGCGAGTCGGTGGCCTTCTCGATGCCGCCTTCGCCGAACACGGCATCAGCGACGGCCTTGTTGGTTGCGTCCGAGCAGGCGACGCCGAGGGCGATCTTGCGGATCTCCATCGCGCTGCCCTTGAAATCGGCATCCGGGGCCAGCACCTTGGCATCGGTGAGCACCTTGGTGCGCTCGATTACGAGGGCGTCGATGTCGATGGCCTTGGCCCTATCGAGCTTCGCCTTGAGCTCGGAGATCTCGGTGTCCTTCGCGGTCACCTTGGTAGTCAGATCCTTGATCTGCGTGTTCTTGGCGTCGAACGCCTTCTTGGACGCGGTTCGGTGGGCGGCGAGGTCAGCGACCACCTGGTCGCGCTCCCCGAACGCCACCTTGAAGCGACTCTCGATGGCGTCCGCCGCAAGCTCGTCGAGCTCGAATCGCGGCAGTCCATCCACTGCGATCTTTCTGTTTCCCATGGTTTTCTCCTGGTGTTTGTCTGAGATGCGGCAGATTGGACCGCCTCTTGGCGAGTCCACGGCCCTGTCAAGGATCGCGAGGTGATCGCCGAGAATTTTTCGCTGGTAGCCGTCGAACGCCTGGCCGTCCGGGGCTGTGCCTGGTGTCCTGTCGAGGTCGAAGCTGTAGCCACAGCTCAGGTCCACGTCGCCGCCCACCACGCGCGTGACCTGCTCGGCATCCATGACCCAAAGGGTTCCGCCCATCAGGTCGCCTGGCAGCTTCGCCACGTCCCGAACGTTGCCCTTCGCCAACTCCCGCCAGCTCGCTGAGTCGACGCCTGCCTCGGGGTGACGGTAAGTTAGAGGCTTGTTCTCAAAGCTGGCGAGGGTCTCAGGGCGGAAAACCTCCTCGGGGAGGCGCATCAGCCTGACCGGAGCATTCGGGTCGCCGTCCAGCCCGAGCTCGCCGCGCAAGTATGTCTGTATCCCGCATCGCCCGAGGACGGCCGGCGCGACGAGGTAGTTCTCACGCGTGACCTCGCGCCTTGAGGGAGCGAAGCTGAACAGGTCGTGGGCGCGGCAGCGAGGCACCCGCGCTATCCTCCGGAAGTCCTTTGGGCGTGCCAGGCCTTGATCTGATCTGGCGTGAGTTGGGCGCAGGCAGCGTCGGCGTGCTTCGCGTATGCGTAGGCGGCATCCCGATACGCCTGCATGGCTTCGGCGCTCTGGTCTCGCCAGTAGAACTGATCGGCCCTCTGCATGTGCACGTCGGCCGCCGCTTTGAAGTCTCCTGCGGCCGCGAGAATGTCCCCCTTGGCTTTGAGCGCGCCAACCTTCTCGGCGAATTCGACCAGGTCGTCGGTGTCCGCCTCCCTTGGATCCTTCTCGGCGTCCTCCTCGCCACCCTCGGCCTCGGCACGTGCCTCAGCCTTGGCCACCAGCGATTCGACCTGCGTCTGCAGAGAGGTCAGCTCGGCAAGCTCTTGCGCCTCAGATTCGCCGTCGGGCGCTTCTTCCGCCGGAACGGCGCCAAGGCCCTCCTCGGCGTCGAGGATGGCCTTGGCGTCCTTGTTTCCATCATCCGCTAGCTTGCGGTAGAGTTCTCTGTTTTTCATGCAGCCTCTCTTTCGTCTTCGCCTGGCCCTCCGGCCTCGCCGAGGATGTCCATGTCGACCACGGGGATAGCAACGCACCGGCACTGCACTTGACTCCCTGGGGTGGCAACTTCCCCGTCGACCGTGGGCGGGTCGTCCCAGCTGAATGTCTTGCCATCGAGCTCGGCGTGCGACTCGCGAACTCGCTCATCTTCCGAGGTGGACCACTCGAACTTATCGATCCCGACCTGCTGCTGCCGCTCCTCGTTGAAGGCGGCGTTCATCTTGCTGGTCTGGTCGCGGGCGATCAGCTTCGCTCGGTTCTCGGTGATGTTGCCGTCTTCCTGGATCTGCTCGACGAGCGATTCCCAGCGCATCCCCTGGGTCCACCCGTCGGTCACGGTCTTGTAGATCCGGTCCAGGTACTGCTCTGGGATCGTCTTGATTAGCGCGACGTTGACCTGCGTGGCCTCGCCCATGGATGCCAGCATCGGCCCGTTGGCGCGCAGAATGCTCGACACGTCCACACCGATCGCCTTTTGAATTTCGCGGGACAGCCTGGAGTCGACGCTGTCCTTGTTGGCCTCGGCGGCCAGCCCTGCCATGCGCTTCGCCCAGGCATCCAGGTTGCCAAGCTTGCCCTTGGCCTTGGCGATGAACTGCTTGGCGGCGGTCGGAACGGCGTCGGTCGAGGTCACGCTGTCGCCGGTGTTTGGTCTTGGCCAGTAGGCGCGAAACTCGTCGAAGGCGTCCTCGACGATCTCTCGGCAGCGGTACACCAGCTGCAAGAGCGCGGCCCGGTAGGTCAGCTCCGCGCGGTGGTTGCTACGGATGGCCTGGAGGCGGCGCCGGGGACGCGCGTTACCGTGCCGCTTGCGGTGTCCGCGCGCGGCTGCGGCGAGAATCGCGAGGTGCAGCGCCATCCACTACCCAAGGTTGCATTTCGCCGCATCACTTGGAATGTAGGCTTGACTTTGCCTGCAAAAGAGTTACCACCGAATGACAAATGACGAATCACGATGTGGCATCAAGAAGCACCAGCAATGACCCGTCGATGATACCGATCCCCAAGGATCACCAGGAGCGTATTGCCGCAATGGTGACCAAAATCGGCAGCGTGAGCGGAGCTGCCCGGATGCTCAGGACAAGTGTACTCACCGTGGCTAAGGCAGCTGGAGGGCAGGCCGTGTCGCGGGGCACGCGGGCACTGATAGAGAAGAGAATTAGAGAGCTGGAAGTCGCGGCGAAGGCACCATGAAGACCATCGACGCTTTCGCATTCGAGCGCGGATTCGACGGGTGCGACTTCTCTGCCGCCGATACCGGCACGCGCGGTGCTCGGCTAGCGCCTGGCCGCAGCCGCCAGTTGCTCAGGCGCCACTGCGATCGTCTCACCCTTGGCAACGTCTCTGGCCCAGACCGGGTGGCCATCCACCATGCGGATGGCAGGCGTCACCAGGCGCAACTGGCCGCGTGTGACCCATGCGCAGATGTCGCCCAACCCCATCCCGGGGTGATTGCCGCCGGGAAACGTATCGAAGCGCACGGCCACGGCAATCCCACTGATCTGCTCGACCTTTCCAGAACTGCCCAATGGGATGGCGTAGACCTCGCCGCGGGTGACGATCTCCGTGGTGGAGTGGACGCGGTCGCAGACTTGAATGCGGACCTTGCGGTGTAGGTGGCGCTTCACCGGTACCTCGCCGTATTCATGTGTAGAGCTTAGGCTGGCTCCAGCAAGAGGTCGACCTGAACAAGCCGCCCGTCGAGTGGGCGCCGCAGTGGCTCGCACAGGTCGCTGGGGAGGAACCCGTGCTCGCGCTCGATGTGCGGGATAAGCTCGGCCGCCCGCATGGAATTTCCACCCTGCGACCACGTGTATACCTCGGCCACGATGGCGCCGGTGCTCTTCAGGGTCTCGCCCGCGCATGGCCCTCCAAGATCTGTGGGTAGGGCTTTCCCACGTCCGAGTCTTGTGCCCATGCTTCACGGCCTCACCACAAATGCCCTCCTCGCCCAGTGGGATGGCGTCCCGTCCTTCAAGCTCACGAGAAACGCTGATTCCTTCGCCATGATGTGGAACTGGTTCTCAGTGAGGCCGTTCATCCCGTGCTCATTGCGGATGATTTGGCTCGTGCCAGCCTCTGCCATTAGCACGGTCCCGTGGAAAACGTCCCAAGCAGCCTCGGGAGGGCAGCGGCGAAGGGACGGATGGTCTTCCCAGCAAGAAAGATGGAGCACGAGACTCCCATTCACGTGGCCCGCCGGCTGATGCAAGGAATCTATCCCTCCGAAACGCATCGCCGGACCGGTTACCCGCTTCCCGGCCATCAGTGTTTCAGTGTGCGCGCGCTTGATGTCGTCAATCCAGGTGGAGCGCAGAGGGCAGCCGTCCGCCTCGAAGAAGAAGGCGTTGCTGTAGGGAATGCGCCCGGTGTGGTACCAGTCGCTCAGCTGCTGGCATGCGCTGGCAAACGCATCAAAGCACACGCCTGGGTACTTCTTGTCGGGGTCGATCTTGGTGACCATGTCCATCACCGAGAACTTGCGGCCGACGTACAACTGCGCCGCCTGAATCTCGTCGTCCATCGGGCAGTTGTCCTGGCGAGCGAAGATGAAGACGACGTCGGCGCGCTTGGCTGGCTCCAGATCGGCGATCAGGCGGGCCAGTTCCATCGCGCGGTGCCTGTCGCCGGAAAAGAATTGCAGGACCAACGCTAATGGCAGCGGATGGTGGCGATGGGGATCGGTCAGGCTTCGGCGCTGATCCTCCATAAGTAGCGTCACCTCCGAGTAAGTCATGGTCCGTTCGGACTTGCCCGCCACTGCTCTCCTCGGACGATCCTGCTCACTCTTTGCCTCGTCAGTCCCATTCCAAGCGACCTTATCACGCTGATCTGAGATTCCCCGGCCGCGCACCGGCGCCGTATTTCGTTGACCGTTTTCCATGTGATCTTGTTATTGGGTGAGTTTTCTCCGCTGAGGACTGGCCATCGATGTCTACCTTTCGCTTTTGCGTCGTTCCGGTTGTCTTCGTACGTGCCCAGGAAAAGGCGCTCGGGATTCACGCAGGGTGGATTGTCGCACTTGTGGAGCACGCATTGCTCCGACGACAGATCTCCGTGGGCAAGCATCCATGACACCCGGTGAGCCAGAAGAGATGTGCGTTGAAACCCTATTGCGCCGTAGCCAAATTTGCAGCGAGGCGATCCCGTCCACACCCAGCATTGGGTCTGCATGCCTTATTTGAGCGGGCCGTTTTTGTTGACCTTCTCCCAAAATCTATCTGCCAATGGCCTTGAGCTAGGCATTCCGCACCCTCCACACCGCCTCGAGCAGCGACAGCTTGTTGTCCACGCCGGTGGTCCAGTTCGCGTGGTGCACCAGCAGGTCGGCCGGTGGGTTCACGCCTTCTCCAGGCATCCAGTGCATGTTGTTGCGCCCGAAGGTCCAATAGCGCTCGGGCAGGATGACTTTAGAAATATCCGCTGTCCCAGCTACACGGTCGAACTCCAGTTCGGAGTGCGCGGCGTCCTGATCCATCATGTCGTGGTCAGCCATGCGGTCGCGCACGTTCTCCCAGAATCGCCGCAGTTTCCCCGATGGCCGCAGCACCATGAAGCCCGTGCACTCTCGACCGCTCGGCCCGTCCCACTGAAAGGCCATGTCGGCGCTGCCCAGGCACTTCAGCAGGTCATCGACCACAGGCCCATAGAACCGCACGTCCACGTCCGAGAAGATGAATGGCTCGGTCTCCAAGTGCAGCGCCTCGATGATGAACTCGACCTTGCGCACGCACGTCGCTTGGAAACCTGCGGTGTCGAACTCTCCTGTTGTGCAGTCCTGGTTCAGCTCGCGAATACGTAGCCCGTCGGTCACTGACTGGTCGATGCGAGGTGTGCACCGATGATCGATGACGGCATTGCCAAACTCCGCTTTGGCGGACGGCAGGAAGTGCTGCTCCACCAGCGGGAGGTGCGACGGTGTGTAACAGCCGTAGAGCTTCATCACGCGCCCGCCTTCGCCAGCCGCTTCTCGTCCACGATGCGGCGGACCAGCTCAGTGGCCGGGATGCCGAGCTTGTTGGCTTCCCTGCGAAGCCACAGGAGCGCCGGGGGCGAGAAACTCAGGAGCAGCTTTTCCATATCCACGAGGATATAGAATCAATATGCGATGTCAACTATGCAATCAGCGCCCGCATCCGCAGGTGCAGCCGCATCCACAGTTGCCACGGCAGTTGCTCTGGCAGCTCCCCGACGTTCGCGAGGTGCAGCCGCAGTGGCATCCACATTCGGCGTCGCAGGTACAGAAGCACGAGGCGTCGTGCCCCTTCGCTGGCTTGTCATCCGGCGGGTCTTTGGGCGCAGGCGTCTCTTCCACCAGGCCTTTCTCGCGGTTGTCGGGCCCGGGCGTCTCGCCGCTGCCCTTGTCCGTCTCGGCTTTGTCGCCGTTCGTCTCGGCTTTGTCGCCGTTCGTGTCGTCACCGTCGTCTTCACTCGTCGGTGGGGCGAGCTCGGCCAGGTCGACGTCCTCCTGGGTGGCCGTCTTGTAGAACGACAGCTCTTTCGCCTCGCGCATGGCCAGCCCGGGCGTGATGACCCCGTCGTCGATGCGGAGGTGGTCCGCCTCGGCGTGGGTCTTGTTGATGGTCGCCAGTTCGGTGGCGGTGGGCTGCCAGAGCGGGCGGTACTCGATCTGAAAGCCAGGCGGAAGATCTCCCAGCTCGTTGCGCACGATGCACTCAACCAGAGCCGCATGTTGGGCAGCCGCAACCAGCGTCCGCTCGGCCTCGACCTCGTTGTAGTAGTTGCGCTGGCTGGCGTCCCCAGTGGCGGCCAACCCAGACGGCTCGTCGCCGAACAGCACTGTGACCGGGTATCCGCTGGAGCCAGAGATCGCCACCATCGACTTTTCCCAGATCTTGTCCAGGCCGGCGAAATTGAACGTGCGCTGCTCGTGCTTCTCGTTATCCATGTCGTAGACCGAGACATTCCACATACTCGCAATGCGGGCCGTGGCTCCATACCGCCGCGACATGGACTCTTCGCCCTCGGCCGTCGATGCAGCCTTCGCCGCGTTCTTGGCGAAGATGATGTCGCGCAACGATTTCGGCACCAGGGCCGAGATTGCACTCGTGATGCTGTCGTACTGCTTAAGGTCGTCCATTAGAACTTGCAGCACGCTATCGTCCCAGCAGGCGTTCCCGCGCCAGGTGAACCAATCGACCTTGTCTCCGTCGAAGCGCAGAACGCGCGACCAGTGCACGCGCTGTCCCCCCCACGAGCCATCGGACGACAGCATATGGAACATCGGCTTGCCTCGGTTCGGGGAATCCGGATCCCCATCCATCTCGCCGTCGTGGTTCGCTCGCCATCGGTCCCACACCTGGAGGGACTGCAAGCCGCCCTTCTTGATGACCGAGTAGTCGATCTTGCCGTCCTTCATCGGCATCGGGTCTTCGAGCTTCTGGCCCTTGATGCCGATCACGATGACCGAGCCACCAAACTGGCGCGCCATCGCGATGGCCTCGATCATCTTCGCGTCGCCGTTCCATTTCTGCTGAATGGCATAGCGGACACGGTCGGCATCGGTACTGCCAGCGCCCGGAGTCTTGGGCTTCTCGCCCTTGCGGAGCTTCTTGCCCTTGTCGCCAGACTTCTCGCCGCTCCCCTCCCAGATGAGGTTGTAGCCAGCACGAAATGTATCCTTGGGCTTTTTCCAGACAATCTTACGCGCCAGCCAGGACACGCGGCAGATGTTGACGATCTGCTGCTGCACCAGCGTGGCCGAATACAGGTACTGGGAGGCGGTCGCGGGGTCGCCAATGCCACCCTGGCCGGTCATCCAGTTGGCCATCGCATCGAAACCCTCCCTCTTGAGGGGTCCACCAGGAATGACCAGGTCCGTCGGATTGCTGTCCTGCGCTTGAGTTGGAGGAGGAGCCGCCGCGGCGGTCTCCCCTGCGTAGCTTGAGCGAAAACTTGTCGCCGCCGACTGCAGGGCCGACGCCATTTTGCCGATCGTTGCTTTTAGGTTCTGGAGTTCCATTGAGGCCTCCCACGTGGTTTTAGCGGTAATGACTGAAGATGTCGACACTCTCAATCAGACGCCTGGCTACGTTGTATGCCCCGGTCAAGCAGTCGACCTGGTTGTCTTTCTTCGATCCGACGCCTGTAAACCGCTGCATTTCCTTGAGGAAACCCTTCACATCCCAATCTGCCTTGTCCGCCGGTGGCACAGTGATGAGCTGTCGCCCCCAGGCCGCGGCGGCGGGCTGCGCGCGCTGGAACTTGTCGCCGACAGGGAAGTCCTCATAGAGCTTGAGGTCGGGATCGATCTCTCTGAGGATCTGCACCACGGCCTTGAATCCAGACACGCTCTCGACGTAGGCCGCAACCCCGCCGTGCTTCGCCTGGAACGCCTGGATCTCGCGCGCGTACTGCGGGACGGTCCAGTGCCCCTTGCGCACGTCGGCCACGTGGCAGCGCATGTCCGGGCCGTTTCCCTCGCACTCAAGCAGAAGCATGGCCCCATCGTCGGCCGTGGTCTTCTCGCTGGCCGCAGGATCTCCGTAGATGATTCTCCGGTGTTCGGCCAGGGGCACCGAGCGGTAGGTCTCCGTCCCGAACACGTTGTGGCCGCGCGGGCGGGGCCGTCCCTGGTAGAGCGCCGCAAACGACCACTCGCCGATGGCATCGCGGATCTTCGCAAGCGCCTCGGCGGTGTAGAGCGGATTGTCCGCCCAAAGCGCTTCGCCCGGTGCGCGACCCAGTGGATCGCTCTCCTCGGCAATTGCCGCGAGGTTGATGTGCTCCCACCCCTTTTCCTCGACCAGGCGGCCAACCATGTCGTCGGGATTCCACCGTTGCATAACGACCAGCATGGAGCCGCCCTCCATGCGCGGGATGAGGCCTTCGGTGAGCGTTGACCACAGCTTGTCGTTGTAGACGTCGCTGTCGGCGTCCTCGCGGCTGCGATATGGGTCGTCCCACACGCACCATCCGGACACGCGGCGGCCCATGATTCCCGCCAGCGCGCCCGCCGCCAGGAAGCTTCCACACTCGGCCGTCTGCCACTCCCCGAGGGCATCCGATTCGCCGAGCGCCACCCCAGCGGCGTTGGCCAGAGATCGCGCACGCCGCGATTCCGCGTAGGCCTTGTCCTGGTTGTAGGTCAGGTAGGAGCTGGTGTCTCCACCGTGGTACTGCATCCACCACGCCAGGCAATGCAGGATGGAAAGCGTTTTCACGTGGCCTGGAGGCATCGATACACAGGCGCGGATCGGCGTGCGCTCTCCGCGCTCGAAGAGGTCCAAGATCGGGCGAATGTGCTTTGGTGGCGGTAGGTGCGGCGACGTTCGCCTGATGAAGTCCGCCGGGCGCTCTGGCGCCACCAGGTCCTGCATGAGCTGCACGACGTGCTCGCGCTCGCTCGGGCTCATGCGCGGCAGCTCGGCCCGCAGGCGCGCGAGCTGGAGAGAGTTCACGGCTGGGCCTTCATCTCCGTCGCCGACGCCTCGCTCGTCCCTGCCGTCTCTTCCGGCGCTGCGTCCGCACTCGCCACGCCCGCCGTCTTCTCGATCGCAGCCAGAACCCGGTCCAGCTCCTGGCGCGCCTCGGCTGTCGTGGGCTTTCGATTCGGCGACATAGAGCGGTCGCTGCTGATCAGGTCAACTTCGACCTTCGCGCGGCCCTTAAAATGCTCGATCAGGGTCTTGGCGGCGGCATCACTCCCTTTGCGGGCTCGACGTATCTGCGCCTTCACGACATGCCAGATCAGCGGCTGCCCCCTGTCCATCTCGCTGAGGATGCCAACCACGTAGTCGCTGCGCTCGCGCCCGTTCTTGCCCAGCGGGTTGCGCACCTCACCCTTCTTGGCTGGTCGGAGGCCTGCGAGTTGGCGCTTGCGCCGCTCGGCCTTGGACAATACCGGCACTTTGCCTGGCTTTGTTTTCGACACCTTACGGTAGGTGGTACTCGCTGACGGGTATCCGGTCAAGTGGTGGCCTGGCTGTGGGTGCAGGTGGGGCTACGCGGTCACCACGCGGCCACTGACCGATCGGCGAGATTTGACGGCTGCGGGCACTCATCGCTGCGAAAAACGCTTCGCAGAAGACTTGTAGCGTGTGCGGTCGCTGGTCTATTCGGCTAGTTGTTGGCCAGTACGCACAGGGCGCAGTCGGATGCGCGCGCCACGCAAACCCAACCCTCTTCGTAGGAGGCAACTCGTGTCACAACGACACAGGCTGTCCAGGCGCCCGCGTCGGAAAACACGCCACCATCGACCACACAGCCGAAATAGCACTGGCTGCCCAGAGCGACGGCCATCGGGCCAGGCCAAAACCTATTCGTGGCGGGCGACGCAACCCCATTCACAATCCCGCACTCCTGTGCGTACGTTGGGCTGACCTTCTGGTCGGCGGCGCATTGCTGCAACGGCGCCCAGGAGCTCGTGTCCACCGTGACTCTGGCATCTGGCAGGACGGACGCATCAGGTGTCGCCTCCGATCCTGTCTCCACCCGCACCTCCACCCCCGCCTCACGCCCCACCTCGGGACCCACGGACCCGCCGACGTCCGGTGCCATGTCTGAGCTAGCATCCGGCACAAGACTCCCTGCCTCCGGCCCCGTCACCACGCCCACGTCGGGAGTTGCCCGCGTGTCTGGCTGTGCCTCTGGCCCCGAGGTAGCCACCGTGTCGGCGACAGGTTGTACGTCCAGCTCGAGCGCCGCGGCCACCTCTGCGCCCCAAGCTGCGTCTGGCGCGGTGGTCAGAGGGACGCCCCTGGTCCCAGCGCAGGCCAGAAATAGCGACACGAGCACGATGGTCACGATTCTCATGGTTACCCTCCTAGATTTAGTGCGTCAGCTTTCACTCGATTGTCGCGCCGGTGGGGCCCGCCGTCAAACTGGCCGGGGTCAGGATCGCCTGAACCATTCGAGCACCCTGGACGTCTGCCTGACCTTGACCGCCTTCAACTCTCCACCGAAAGCGTCATGGTAGATCTTCTGGGCTCCGGCCACGCCGAGCAGGCCAGAGTTCACCAGCACTTCCAGGCGGCGGCGTACGCAGCCCCGACCAGCGGCGCGTAGGACAGCGAGGCTATCCGCGGCGACGTGGGCGCTTGCATACTCGACCGCCAGCCTATGCAGTGCCACGGCCCACCTCGCTGATCAGATCGCGGTAGCGGGCCTGCACCTGGGACACCGACACCTTGCCATCGCCGATGAGGACCGCGAGGCGTTCGCGTATCCGCTGGGCACTGGCCGCCCGGAGCACTGCGAGCTGCTCTGGGGTGAGTTCTGACCGCTTGATGATGCGGTAAGATCCGATCGAGGCCGGCATCTGCTTGCCGTTCACGATTGCACCGCCAGGACGTCGCTAAGGAGGCGGGTGAGCGATCTCAGGGACCATTTCGACGCCGGGCGTGTCTCCCGAATGGCCGGCATCTCGTGCTGTGTTGTTGCGCACTCTGTCGCGTAGGTCTCGGTCCGGTATGGAGCGCGCTGCTCGTGGCCGCCGATCTCGGCCATGATGGCGGCCATCGGGACGGCCTGAATCTCTACCGTGGTGCGATTCGTTCGTCGTGTCGTCATGATTCAATCATACGCTAGCGTTGGTGAATGTCAACCTATGGACGCAGGAAAAATCAACGAGCTGGATCAGCAGAAAAGGCCAGCTATGTCTCTGGCTTCGGTGGCTCTGACGACAGGGTGGCCTCGGTCGAGGTCTGCGATACCACCCAGATCCTCCCGGCAGCAGTCAGGGCCGCAATGGCAGCTCGGCGACGCCCGCCAATGGCCTTCACGGTGACGGTCACTGTACCGCTCAGGCGAGCCATGATGGCAGCCTGGTCGGCCGGTAGCTCGCCCACGGGGCGCTTTGACCACCGGGCCGCAATTGCCGCCCTCGCGTTGGCCGTGCGCTCTCCGGCTGGTGTACGCAGGGAGGCTTCTCGGCGTCGCTCGGTTGGGTTCAGCGATGCCAGGTATTGCCCGCAGGCCGATTTGAGCTCAGCACTGGGGACGGCGCGATAGGCCCGGACGCCGCGGGCAATTTCGGATGCGGAAATCAGGTAATGGAGCTTGGACATCTGCGATCATCTTACGGATACGCACGCGTATGTCAATACCGCCCCGGCGCGGGTAACGGTGGCAAATGAGGCGCCATCAGGACGCCAGGCGCATCGGATCGCACGCCAGCAGCAAGAGCGGGCGGCCTACGCTGACCATCCTAGCTGGCTCGTCAAACTGGGCGGCGATGGCCTCGCGACGACCGTTGCCCACACGTGGACTTGCGCGAGCATCACGGGCAGTGCGCGCTGATCGGTCCCCTGGGCAGGCACGGGAAGTGCCAGGTCTCGTCGGCCTTGCGGGTCTTCCAGCAGGCAGTACAGGCTATCCAGCGCGCGCCAGCCTTGTGGGCCTCCTCGAGGTGGACGAAGAGCGGCGTGGCCGGCTTATGGTTTCTGGGTGCCATAGTTCACGCGCTGACCTTCGCTGCCACCGGAGGCGCCTTGAAAATCGTCCACCCATCGTCCGTGTGACGGACCCACCTCTTCCCGCGATCTGTGTCTGCCACCCAGGTTGAGCCGAGCCCTCCTCTCCACATTGTGACCTTTGTGGCGTGCATGCCCGCGCTCAGCAGTAGCCTATGGACGGCTACGCTGCCGGGGAAGTGCACGGCGATGGCCTCGCGGTGTGGATTGGGCTGCGTCTTTGCGGACATGGGGACTTCCTCGGCTAGCGACCTCAAAGCAATGTGATCTTCTTCCCGGTCTTCTTCGAAAGGCGGTCCTCGTAGCTCCCTCTCTCTTCTTCCGCCTGGACCACGAGCGCCTCGAGGTGCTCGCGCTCGGTGATGACACCCTTGCTAATCAGCAGCCGGACCAGGGCACCGTCGCTCACATGAGCAGAGTCGATGCCGACACGCAGGTGCTTGGGTGTTGCCAGCGTGTCCCCCATCTCGATCAGCGTTCGAACGCCCGTCTGCACGGCGTGTAAGGCTGCGCGGTAACGGGCCTTCAGATTCTCGACTTCGATGTCTACGACTTCAATGGGCATGGGTTTCCTTTCGATTCAGCAGCTCGTTCTTGGCCGCTGCTGAGAGGCGCTTGACGTTCAGGGTTTTGCGCATTCTTCCTATTTCTCGACCTCAATTTAGGCGGCAAAAGAGGAAGTCACAGCTCTTGCCTGCCACCCGGATTTGCGCACGCCACTTGCCCGTCGCCTTGTGCCTGCTGACGCCGAGGTACTGGCTCGTCTTGGTGACGTGCTGGTTCTCCTGGTTTCCCCTGTGCGTTTTCTCGAACAGGTTGTCGCGCTGGTTGTTCAACCCGTCGCCGTCTTCGTGGTCGCACTCCATGCCCGGCTCAATGTTGCGGCCAAGTTCGCGCCAGCGCCTCCCGGTGCATGTACTCCAGCATTCGCCCACCGCCGGGCCGGGGTACCTTCCGCAAGGCATAGAATGTGCGATGGTATCGACGCGCGTACCACTTGACGGACGACAGGGCCGCGTAATCCTCATCTTCGACGAGCGCGACCTTGCCTTGGGTGAGCTGGATTTCCTTCATTGCGTCCTCTCCTCAAACCGGTATGACGGTTACCCAGACTCCGGGTCTCTCGGGTCCATCGCAAAGGCGGTGCGTGTGCGTGCTTCCTGCATTCTGCGACCATCCATCGTTGGCGATGACGCCAGCGCCCGCCCGACCCTTCTTCGGGGCGCAGAGCGCATCCCAGACGAATTTTTGCGCCGCTTCAATGTTGTCGGGGTCATGCTGGCGGTTGGGGCTCACCCATTCGAATTCGCACCGAATGCGCGTGAGCTCCTTGGGCACGCGTGCCGCCAGAATCAGCAGCGCGATGTGGTTGGTCCACTTGGCCTTCATGGCCGCGTAGAGAGCACCGCGACCACCACACCCCTTGGCTGCGCCTACGATCTCGTTCATCCCAGGAAGTTGTCCTGCGATCCAGAAGCGGTAGCTAGTCACGATGTTCTCGCCTCCACTTCTTCCGATGCTCCGTCTTGTTCCTCTCGATGTCGTAGGCGCGTTGGCATTGAGCGCAGTACCTATGATTTTTCCAACTTCTTAGGTTTTCACCGGCGTACGGATGGCCACTTGGGCAGTGAGACTTCCTTGCATTGATGGCGCTCGGGCCTTCAGAGCGCCTGATGTTCTCTGCGGAGGACACCGCTTCGAGATGCACCGGGTTCACGCATGCCTTATTACGGCACAGATGATCCAACTCCATCTCGCTAGGAACTTTTCCACGCGCTCGCTCGTAGCTGAATTTGTGGGCAAGAACACGCCTCCCGCCGCCTCCTAAATGAAAAGCTCCGTACCCTTTACACTTTGCCCCAACCCACTCCCAGCATCCTCCATCCTTCACGGCAAAAAGTCTGGCAAACCTCACCCACGGATCAGAGGGAGACGGACCAGGCTTGAGCATAGGAACTCGATGCCCTGCTTTTCTCGCCAGGTATCTCCCTGATGCTGTAGATAGGTCGAAGGCCATGGCCTAGAAGTCGCAGCCTTCCGGGGGGGTTATGTCCACCTCGGCACCAAGGCCCTTGTATTTCTTCTTGCCCTTGCCCCTGGTCTCCAAAGCCTTCTCAACCTCGGGGTGGCCATCGCCTTCTTCGGCCGGCTTGTCGTTCGCGTCCGCGCTCGCCTCGGCCTTGTTCTTCGCGTGCTGGGCTGCCACGTCGCCAAGCTTGGCTGTCAGTGGGTCGCCCTTCTCGATCACCGGCGCCGAGTTATCTCCCACCTCGTCGGGCCAGCGCCAGGTCTGGCCATCGACCGGGGCGTGTTCAATCTTGCCGTCGCCCACGTCGACATCGAGAACGCTGCCGCTACTGGGCAGTACCTTCCCGCGCTTCCAGCCTGCGCGGGTCTCCACGTCGATCACGTCGTTGGGCTTGGGCTGCTTGCGCTCGGTGGGCTTGCCCTTGCCGCCGTCCATCGGGATAAGCTTCCCGGCTGGCTTCTGCGCGTCGAGGGGCAGCTGCAATTCCTCGCGGTTCATCGTGCGCTTCGAGAACACCTCGCCGGTGTCGAGCCGCTTCACCCTGATCTCGGCGGCGCGGTAGTCGGTCTCCTGGATGCACTTCACGTCGCGCTCCTCGGCCTTGCTGCGCTGCCGATCGCGGAGCACGGTCAACGACTCTTCGAGCAGCGAGGTGTCTGCCTTGAATTGCTCGTTGGCCGATTTCTTCTGCGCTTCGATCGCGTCGATCTTGTCGAGCGTGGTGCACAGGTCTTGGCCGAGCTTGGCCAGCGCCTTGGAATCGAGCTTGCAAGGTAGCCGGCGCACGCATTCCAGCTTGACGATCTTGTCGCTGATCTTCGGCGCGGCCTTGGTGTTCTTGGGTGCTTTCGGTTCTTTCGGGGTCTCGGTCTTCTTCGACATTGCTATCTCCTCGGTGGTTTGTACGTGCACAGCAGTTCGCCGACGGCGCCGCGGCCATCGCCCTTGCTGCTGATGTTTCGGCGGGCGGTGATCCGCTCGCGCTTCAAGTCTCGGTAGATCTTGCGACTGTTGGGGTTGTCGGCGCTCGACAGCAGGATGTGCGCCCCGCGCGCGCCAGATTTGAGCAACGCCTGCGCAAGCTCAATATGGTCCTCTGCTGCGAACCCTCCGGCGGTGAAGCTCGTGAAGTCCGAGGTGTCCGAGCTGGGCAGGTACGGCGGATCGGCGTAGACGAAGTCACCGCGCTTGGCTGCCTTGATTGCCGTTCGAAAATCCCACGGCTCGATCCACGCGCTAGCCAGCGCGACCGCACATGCGTGCAGGTTCTTCTCGTCGCAGATCGTCGGCGGGGTTTTGAACTTGCCCAGTGGGGCGTTGAACTTGCCGCTGGCGTTCACCCGATAGAGCCCGTTGAAACAGGTCTTGTTGAGGTAGATCATCCGGGCCGCGACGTGGGCCGGGATTCCGGAAGCGAAATGAGCGCTCCGAACCTCCTCGAACTGTTCGGGACTGTGGCGCTCGGAAAACCAATGCAACCGACAGATCACCTCGTCGACGTTGTCCCGCACAGCCTGATAGGTGGTTACCAGCTCACGGTTGGCGTCCGACAGGACCGCGCGCGCTGGTCGCAGAGCGAAGAACATGGCGCCGCCGCCCAGGAATGGCTCGCGGTAGGTTTTGAACTTCGCCGGCACGTGGGCGAGAAGCTTGGGAAGAAGCTGTGTCTTGCCACCTGCCCAGCGCAGAAATGGTATCGCCTGGTCAGCCCGTCCGGATTGACCCTCAGCGTATTTTGCCATTACCGATCCATCGCAATCCGCGGCGCAACGGCCGCCAAAATCAACTCAACCAACCGCCGCACCCTCTTGCTCTTCGTCGCCATCCGCACGCCGCCCAGGGCAGCCTCGACCACGCGCACCTTGCGGGTGTAGCCGTTCTCACGGGTGGCGCCGTTGTAGCGAAACTTCCAGTCCTTGCCGAACCGCGCCCGCTTCTCGGCCATGATCTGCGCGGCCACGCGGATGTTGGTCACGGCGTCTTTCAGCTCGATCAAGGTGTGCCCGCGAGCCGGCCCATTCAGGCACCGGCCCGCGAGCATTCCGTCCGTTTGGGTTTGTGTAGTGGTTTGAATTTCCGCTGGCCGAGCTCCAGTTGCTCGCGCGGTGGATTCTGGACGGACCACACACCTAACTCCAAGCAGGCCGATGTCGAACACGCCGGGGAGACCCTCGACGGCAACACCTGGCCGCCAGTCGCTTTCGAGCGTAATCATCGCCGCCGCCGTGCGCGGCTGCTTCGTTTCATTCAGCGCGGCCGCAACCCGACGGCATTCGCTCGCGGGCCACGCCGGTTGGCGACTGACGGCGGGCTGGACGCTGCAAACCATCTCGGACGACACGGCAGCGCCTGCGTGGGCCGAGGGGGCAAACAGGGTGGCCAGAAGGATGGCGGTGGTCATGGTCCCGTCACCTCCCAATCTGCAACCGCATGGTAAATCTTGCAGGCCGTGCAGCCGTTCTCGGGGTCTCCGCCACCGCAGGAGCACAGGCCGTTGATGGTCTCGACGAATCCGCGGCAGTCGCGCAGGCGCTTGGGTAGCTTGACTTTGGCCAGCTCGCTCTCCGCAACCGTGGCCCTCTCCACGTGCGCCTCGCATGCGGTATTAGATTCGGCGAGATGAACCTCAAGGGTAGCGTTCTCGGCGCGCAGATCATTGATCGTCGCGAGCAGAAACAACGCCGTGTTTGCCACTCCTTCGTCGTCGCTGTTGCGGTTGAGATTACCCAGCCAGTCCAGCGCTGCGGCCAGCTCGGGCGAAGGAGCGCTCACGGCTTCACCCCGATCACTTTAAGCGCCGTGACGTACAGCCACTTCGCCGCGCGGACCATCCCGCGGATGAGTTTTACTGCCAGCCAGTCGCGGATTGCAGTGCGCTTCATGGTGTCTGCCCTTCTCTGACTGCCACCAGCAGGGCCAGGTAGCCCACGAGGTCTTTGACTGCGTCCTCGTCGCCGCTCCCATCGCCGCGCGCCAGCCGGCTCAGCTTGTCGTCAATCCGTACCCGAATCCCCACCGCAGCGTCCACGCGCGAGAAGACTCGCATGGGGTTGGCGGCGCTGTCCCCATAGGCGCGATTCTTCTGGCGGAGCATCTCGCCGACTGAGGCCAGGAACGCAACAGCGCGCTCGACTGCGGGGCTGTCTTGGGGTGTAGTGGCCATCAACCGACCCTCCGCAGCGAGATCGGGTGCTGTGCTTCCCGCAACCTCTGCTCGTAGGCCAGCTCGGCTTCGTCCCGCGTTGCCTCTGCTCTCTGCTGGATGTCCCTGGCCGATTCGAGCTGGCGGGCCGCCCTAAGCACGTCGTCGTTGGCCGTGTCCAGCCACGCCTGCGCTGCGATCCTGGTGCTCCGCAGTCGCGACAGATCGCCGGGGCTCGGTGGCTCGGTCCTGGGTTCGATGGTGGTCATGCTGCCTCTGTGGTTCGTAGTGGTTCGAGGGATCCGTCAACGCCGAGTCGCCGGCACTTCGCGCAGACCTGGACAGGCGTCGGCGGCGTGTTGGTGGCAGCGAATCCAACCATGGTGGCGCAGTGGAAGTCAGCGCCGCGCGCCCTCGCTGCGTCGAAGGCGATGTTGTGCAGCCTTCGGTTCGAGCGTTCCTTGTCCTTTCGGATCTTCTCGTCGATTGAGGTTTGCGTCTGCATGGCTACTGGTCCCCCTTCTCTGTCCAGTGCGGGCCGCGGGAATCGGGTGCCCGGTACTCGTCGGATGGTTCCCCCGCCGTGGCAGTGAACTGCATGTATTCGCGGACCCAGTTCGTGTGGGCGATCCCAGTGGGTCCGCCGCGGTGCTTGCCCACGATGAGCTGCGCCGGTCCAGACTTGTTTCGTTCCCATGGCTTGTCCGCCGGGATATCCCGGTAAACCAGAATAATTATGTCGGCGTCCTGTTCGAGGGCGCCCGATCCGCGCAGGTCTGAAATCATCGGCGGGCCTCCGCGCTCGGTGACTTTGCGATTGAGCTGAGTCACCAGGTACACAGGACACCTCAGCGTCTTCGCCAGCCGCTTGCACTGCCCGGACACGATCGAGATCTCTCGCTCTTGGGTCTTGGCCTCGAAGGCGGCATCGACCTGGATAAGCTGCGCGTAGTCGATGACGATCGAGCATCGGGTGAGGCCCTTCCCACGCACTTCCTTCGCATGCCACCTGCGCGCCTGGCCCATCATTTGCGCGATCGTGTGCGGGCGGTCGTCGAGGTACAGCGGGGCTTCCGCGAGTGTACCGGCGGCGGTTGTGATCTTCCGCCACTCGCTGAATTCGATCATGCCGCGGCCGATGCGGTGGACCGATACCTGGGCCTGCAGGCCGATGAAGCGCTCGAGAACTTCTTGGTTCTGCATCTCGGCGCTGAACACCAGCGCGGCGTCGCCGGCCAGCGCCTGGTTGACGGCGATGTTTCCGGCCAGCGATGACTTGCCATCACCCGGGCGCCCCGCCACGAGGATCAATTGCCCGGGCTTCCCGCCTCCCGTGATTTCGTCCAGGGTCGCAATGTGGGTCTCGACTGCGTTTGGATCTTTCCCGGTCTTCGTCCGCTGGTCGATGTTGTCCAGCGCCCCTGACAGGAGTTCTCCGACCCTCGGCGGCCCCTCGGTGTCCTCCATGACCTCAAGTCGCGCCACGCCCTCGCGCGCGGCCTCCAGCGTGCCTTCTGCGTCCTCGCCTCCGTAGGCCATCGCCTGAATATGGGTCGCAAGCTCGATGAGCCCGCGAAGGGTCGCTTTCGCGCGCACAAGGCCGAGGTGGTGAGGGAGGATGTCCAGCACTGAGGCCGCATTCGCGCAGCCCATGAGCCACTCGTGGGCGCTCGGCTGGAACCTGCTCGCCATCCCGCGGGACTTCAGTTCGTCGGCCAGCGCGATTGGGTTGGCGTTGGCGCCGCGCTTTTCGAGTTCGAGCAGGCCGGCCCAGGCCTCGCGGCAGGAAGGGTCAAAGAAATCGTATGGACGCAGGCCCACTGCCAGCGACATGGCGCCGTCGCCGAACACCAGGGCGGATCCCAGGACGGCCCTCTCGGCATCGAGATCGTGGGGTGGGGTGCGGGTGAGTTCGCTCACGAGGTCCTTGCCTTCGCTGCGTCGGCTGCGAATCGCTTGCGGCGCTCAAGTTCGGCGGCTGGGTTGGGAGGTGGAAGGGTCTCGTACGCTGCTTGGGGAGGGAGGCGGAACCCGCTGTGATTTGCATCAGGATTCGGCCGCTTGTCCGCAGGCATGGCCAGCCCGCGAAAGTCGGTGGCGAAGAAGCAGAACGGCCAGCCAGCGGAAACCGTGCGCGCGTCCGATCGGTTCAGGAACTCGGTGACAATGCGCTCGCGGTCCTCCCAGTCGGCGGCACGCTGCTCAACCGGAAGAGAATCAAGGAGATCGCCGAAGTTGCTCATAGCCTTCGCGTCTGCGGTCCCGCGCCCGTATTGGCGCTTGCGGATCTCCCAGTACTTCACCCCGAAGTAGGTCAGCCAGTCGTGCGCTGTCTTGGTCTTGGTGCCAGTGGTACCAGGATCGCGCGAGGGGGGATCTTCTTGACTGGTCTGGTCTGGACTTGACTGGTCTGGACTGGTCTGGTCTGTGTCGGACGTCCTAGCGACAGTCCGCGGACTGTCCTTGGACTGTCCTTGGACTGTCTTGCACCATTCGCATGACTGTCTATCGCACTTTCCGTCTTTGTGGGCGCGATAGAGCTTCTTGCTGTTGGCATGCTTGGCCATCTTCCCAATGGCCGCGCCTGTTCGCAGCATCCAGTTGTGCAAGGCCTTGGGAGATCCGCTTTCATCCGCGTCGATGAAGTCGGAATCGATCATGGCCTGGCATAGCTTCCCGTCGCACTTGGGATAGTTGGCAGCCTCCTCGATCTCGTATGCGGAGATCCCCGTCAGGTCTCCGCTGGGGCAGGACCTGCAGGCCCACGTCCACAGGTCGACCATGTACCATCCCGCCTTTGGGTCGCGCATGATGGATCGCAAGCGCAGCGTCTTGCGGTGTTTGGGAAAGCCTTCGTCGATCTCCAGGTACATCAGGCCGCTTTCTTTCCGACCTTCGCGTCGATGAGTCCGAACTTCCGGGAGTTGCACGATTGGCAAAGGGCCTGGAGGTTGTTCTTCACGTGGAATGTCCTATTCGCCACAGCTACCGTTCAATCTCGAAAGATGGCAGCGCCGGTCGTGTTGATGGAGGACTCCCGCCAGCGTTTGCTGTTGGTTGTGTCTCCCCGGCGCTGCCGTGAATTTGTTGGACCTGCTTCACGCCTATTTGCTTTCCGAGTCGGACTCCAGAAGGCGAACGGTTCCGTACTTCACCTCACCGTCGATGCTCTTGGCTTCGACCAGGAGATCGTCGCCCGCCGCTTTCTTCCAGGACGCGATACCGGAGAAAAGATGAAAAGCGAATTTCAAGACGCCACGGCAGCGAACGGAGAGGCCAGCCTCGATGCCCCCGCCAGCCTTGATGCCCCAGCCAGCCTCGATGCCCCAGCCAGCCTCGATGCCCCCGCCAGCCTTGATGCCCCAGCCAGCCTCGATGCCCTCGCCAGCCTTGATGCCCCCGCCAGCCTTGATGCCCCAGCCAGCCTCGATGCCCCCGCCAGCCTTGATGCCCCCGCCAGCCTCGATGCCCTCGCCAGCCTTGATGCCCCCGCCAGCCTTGATGCTCCAGCCAGCCTTGATGCCCCAGCCAGCCTCGATGCCATCGCCAGCCTTGATGCCCTCGCCAGCCTCGATGCCCCAGCCAGCCTTGATGCCCCCGCCAGCCTTGATGCCCCAGCCAGCCTCGATGCCCCCGCCAGCCTCGATGCCCTCGCCAGCCTCGATGCCCTCGCCAGCCTTGATGCCCCCGCCAGCCTTGATGCTCCAGCCAGCCTTGATGCCCCCGCCAGCCTCGATGCCCAAGCCAGCCTCGATGCCCCAGCCAGCCTCGATGCCATCGCCAGCCTTGATGCCCTCGCCAGCCTCGATGCCCTCGCCAGCCTTGATGCCCCCGCCAGCCTTGATGCTCCAGCCAGCCTTGATGCCCCCGCCAGCCTCGATGCCATCGCCAGCCTTGATGCCCTCGCCAGCCTCGATGCCCCAGCCAGCCTTGATGCCCCCGCCAGCCTCGAGAGATCCGGAGACTACAAGCCACTTGTTGCCGAGATCGATCTCTAATGATCCCTCCGTCTCAATTGAGCCTAGGAATCGGAAACACCGCGATTCTTCAACGAGGCCCGGAAACTCTTTTGTGAGCTTCATGTCGATTTCCTTTCGTTCGCTGGAGCGTCCACTCCGTCGTCAAAACCTGTCTCGTCGGCAATCTCCAAGTCCTCGTACGCACTCGCTGGGTATTCGTCCCAGTGGGTTAGGCCGGTGGGCTCGGTGTCGGTGCTCATATAGCTGCTCCCAACGACTCCGGTACCGTGGCGACAGTTGTCGGGGTGGCCGACACCTCCGACGGATAGAGGCGACGTCTCCCAGGCGTGCGCTTAACCTTGTTTCCGCACCAGCTCACCAGCGCGTCGCTCTTGGCGTCGAGGTCGCTCCCCCACCTCAGCATCACGTAGAGGGCCGCGATCATCACGCTGCCTCCGGGCACAGGGACGCTCGCAATGCCCGCATGGCCCGCAGGGTGTCGTCGTATACCTGTCTCACGGACAGGCCCATCCGTCGCGCCACCTCACTGGATTTCTCCTCGTTGAGTAGCACGGCCCTGGCGGCCTCTGACTCTGCGTCCAGGATGCGGCGGACCTCGGCCATCAGGCGCGCTCGGTCGAGGCGGTCTTCGGCGGGCTCGAATTGCTCGGCTGCAGCGTGGTCCAGGGCGGGGTTGTCGCGCTCCTCGCCGTCCTCGGATGGCACCCGCAGGGGCGCGCGCCTTGCGCTGCTGGCAGCCCCCCAGGCCACCGAGGGGGCATCGGGCAGCGATACCGGGGAGATGGCCTCCCTGGCGAGCTTGGACAGCGCCAGCGCAACGATCCAGGACTCCCGCTGCTCGGGACATGACCCGCGGTCGGAGCGCCAGCCCTGGGCGGCCTCGAGCGCTGCGACCGTAGCCTCTTGCTCGAGGTCGCGCAGTTCGATCCATGGGTTGCGTGTCGCGTAGTTGCGAATGGCGACGCGGGAACCAGCGGCGAGGGGGAGGGCGGTCACAGACGCGCTTTTCTCCGCCCTAGCACAGTGGTAGTGCACCGCTTTCGTAAAGCATTCGCCGCCACGCTGGGAAGAAGCGTTGCCCTCGTCAGGACAAAAAGAAAGCTCTCGCGCGTCCAGAACGACGGCCAGCACGCCGTCGGTTGACTGTCTAGATCCTCCGCTGATAGGCGGGGCCGCCGATCTGGACGCGCGAAAAGATGCAACAGAGAATCTAGACATGGGACCCATTGAAAACCAAGAACTGATTTCTGTCAAGTTTGTTACACGACTTTTCTTTCCTCCGTCGCAGCCGTGACCACCCGGAGCGCTGGGCGCGCGATCCGCGAATGCCGCCGAGCCAGGGTGAGGGCGATTGGTGACGAGGCGGAGGGACGTGGGCTAGCGATTCACTTGTGGAGGCGCACGGGGCTACTTTTCTGCCCACTCCGGGCGGGGTCCAACGTATGTGACTCCGGACGGCGATCGTCCTCCTCTACCAGCACTGACGTGATTTCTGGGAAGGCGTCGCAGGCGCCGCAGTAGCCGGTGTCGTAATCGACCTCGCATCCGCAATCGTTGCAGCAGTGGACCGTCTGTTTAGTTTTGCCTTCGTCATTTGCAATCGTCTTTAGCATCAATTCTCCTCGGTCTGTCGCGATGGTCGTCGTGTGCGAGTGGTTGCATTTCGTCGTCATGGTGTCCTCTTTCGCAGTGGTTGCTGTCGTCGAATCCATGAGTACATTATGAGGGCTTGCATTTCGTGTGTCCACGAAATTCTATAGGTCTCTGTCGATTCTTCCTGGTCGCGTTATCGTGTCACGTTTGCGCCGGTTCGTGATCTCTGGCCGTGAGCACGCCGAGGGCCACGAGTCCCGCGCGCAGTATCTCGGATTCGCTTTGCCCGCGCGCACTGGACGCTGCTGCGAGCGCGTCCTTGTCTCCGACGTCGAGGTGACAGATTGCTCGGTGTCGCTGCTTCTGCGCGCGCGGGAGAGGTGGCCGGCCGAGCTTTGGTTTTTGTGATTTCATGGCACTATGATACCACGTGGATGTGATAACCGCTCGGCCACTTCCCGCCCCATCGCCGCCGCTTGAGTTTGCGCGAATTTCAGCTCTCCCACTGCGAAGCCAAACCGCGCGGCCGCTCGCTCGTGGATTGCCTTGGCGACGGTCGGGCCATCGGACGGCGGCTGGGTCGGTGTTGGGCCGATGGGGCAGCGCTGGCGCTTGATCTCGTGTAGGTTGCGCGCTCGGGATGCGCAGGCGTGACGGGCCTCATGGGTGCGCTCGCCACAGGTCGCGTATTCGATGGCGTAGATGTTCTTTCCTTTCGCAGAAACGCACTCACCGTCGGCACCCGGCCCGCGTCGTGCTCCTCTCGCGTGGTGAACTGCGCCCGCATCTTCGCTAGCACATCGCTCGGCACATTCCACAGTCCTCGAGCCCCACGGCACTTCACCGGATCGGGCAGCACAATCAGCGGGACATCGTCGCGCTCGCCCAGCAGCTTCCAGCCGTAGAGCCCCACGAACCACTTGGACGGGTGAAAGCCAACATGACCGCCGTAGGTTGCGACCGCCACAATTGAACTCTCCTGTGTGTGCAGCTGGGCGAGCGTTGGGAATTTCGTATCCTCGTCGACGGTCCCCATTGCTGACATGCCCTCGAAGGCGCCGCGAATTTCCATCGTCGACGGCATCTTACCGGCGTGGATCGCGAACTTCTCGCCTGGGCGCAGTTGGGACAGGGCCGGCCGCCAGTCGCGGTTCTCCAGCGGTTTCCCGAGATAGCAGATCGCCCATGGACACGGGTGCCTGATGGTGATGGCCTTCATGCGTTCCCCTTCCTGCCCAGCGGTCACCATCCCCGCCTCGCCTTCAGACTCGCCACCTCGGCCGACAGCTTCGCGTTCTTGGCCATTAACTCCCCGTAGAGCATGACTAGCGCCTCAATTGCGCCCGTGAGACGAGTGCGGCCGTCGGCGCTGGCTCGAAGGGTGGCGGCGTCCACGATGGCCCTGGCGTCGCGCTGGCACCTGGTGGCCAGGGCGGCCCAGGGGTCAGGGATGATCGGGACCATGGTGCGGGCGCGGGTGGCCATAGTCACTTCACCTTGCTCAACTTCCCATCGACAACTTCGTACAGCACTCCCGCCTCAATACCGTCGATCCCAACCTCGCCAACGCACGCGTGGTAGCGCTCTGCTTTGTCGTCCCACCACGTGAGTATAATTAGGCCATTCTCGCCGGCCTTGGCGCGCACTTTGTTGCCCGAGCTGGCCGCCGTCGAGGAGTTGCCCGAGCTCTCAATCCACCTGGCATGTGCTGGACACACCTCAAGCTCGCCCCACTTGGTGACGTGGTCCTCGCACACCTTGGCATCACAAGTGCGGGCCGTGGCCAGCTGTCTGCCAACTGGGTACTCGCATGAGGTCCAGTGGTCTCCGTGGCAGCCAGGGACGCAGCACCTGGACGGCTCGGGCTTGTAGACCAGGGCCGAGAGATTCCCGATCTTGATTGGAATGAGCGCCACGGTTAGGCCGCCTTTGCGAAGGTGTAGCAGTCGATCACCTGTAGGGCACCGTCCGCCACGACGGAAGCGAACAGCATCCAACCGCCTTCGAGGCACATCCGCACGAACTCGGGCTGCTTCTTGGGCGCGATCTGTTCAAGGCCGTCCACCGTGAGGATCCTCGCCTTGCCCGCTACTCGCTTGGCGAGGTTCACGGCAAAGTGCATCTTCTCGGCACCGCACAGCAAGGTGATGGTCTTACCGTCCAGGAGGATGGCGTCCGCGGTGACCTCCAGCCCTTCGATCAGGTCGGCGCGGCCGGCGAGCTCGGCGGGAGCTTCGGTGGTGAGGGTCTTAACGATCTTGTCGAGCTTGGTCCACGCGGCGTCGGACTCGGCCTGCAGGCATTCGGCGAGAGTGACCTCAGCCTTGGACTTGCGCCACTTGGCAGAGACTTCAGCGTTGGTAACCAGAGCCTGGGCGGTTACCAGGTCGGTCTCGGCGGTGGCCAGCGCCTCGGCCAGGTCTCCGGTGTCCTCGCACGCGATGGCGGCTTCCAGCTCGTTGGCCTGATTGACGGCCGCGGTGGCGTCCTCTTCGAGCCGTCGAGCCTTTGTAACCAGGTCGTCCAAAAGGCGGGCCGCCGTCTCGGCAGAGCGCACGCGCTTCGTCACCTCTTCGAGGGCCAAGTTGGCTTCCCTCAACTCGGTGGCAACCAATTCAATGGCCGCCGGCACGGGGGCTACAGCTTTCGGTCGCGACATCAGCTCTTCCGCCTTGGCCCGCAGTTCAGCCACCTTCGCGCGTGTCCCTTCAGCCGCCGCGCCTCGCTCTGTTGCCTGCCGGCGTCGCTCGCGCAGCACCGCCAGCTCGCGCTCCGCTGCTGCCACGTGGGTCCGGGCCGCCTCTGGCGTCATCGCCTCGGGCTTCTCGACGCGCAGACGGTCGGCCTCGCCAGCCTTGACCACGACCGCGGCCTTGGCCTGGTCGGCGATCTGCCCCGCGGCGGTGCGCTGGTCGAAATACATCTTGCGCACCCGCGACAGCACCTCCTGGCCGTGCCCGTCCACGTTCCAATCCTTGGCCTCGCCGGTCCAGCGGGTGAGGTCTTCGCCGGTGACCTGCACCGGGTTTGCCGCCAGGACGATGCGCCGCTGTTCCTTGGCGTCGGCCATCAGAAACTTGAGCGGGTCGAGGGCGCGCCCACCGAAGAGGGCCGCCAGCTGCTCGGCCGGCTTGGGCAGGGGCACGCCGTCGCTCCCTGTGACCGCTATGCTCTTGCCCTTCTTCCCGATGGTCCGCTTGACCTCGAGCTTGGTCCGGCGGGCGTTGTCCACCTTGTCAAGGTCGACGAGGATTTCGCTCTTGTCGGCGCCGATGCGGATTGCCTCCGGTCCAATGCCCACGCCTTCGAGGGCGGCGTTGATGGACTCGATTGCAGTGGTCTTGCCCTCGCCGTTGGAGCCGCTGAACAGGACGCCGCCCGCTCCCACGGGGACGTCGAGGCTGGCGATGCCGCGAAAGTTGAAAATGCGAAGGCGGGTGATTTTGATTGTGGGGTCGGTTGCCATTGGGTTGGTCTCCTCGGTGGTCAGATTGGAAAGGTCGATCTCGTTGTCGTTCAGGAACACGCGGACGCGCTTGGAAGGTGGGACCTTGGACTTCACGGCTGAGACGCCTTCGGCGCCGGGAACCACTTGCACTTGACCTTGGTCTCGCCATCGCGGATGAGGCGCGTGAGGCCTTCCTTTTCGAGTGTCTTGATCGTGGCGCCGGCCCGCTTGCCCTTGACCTCCTGTGGGCCATAGGCCAACTCCCCGACGACTACCGGGCCGTTCTGGGTCACGAAGGCGTCCGCATTGCCCTCGACAAGGTCGACGATCTTCTTAGCCTCGGAAAGCACGCGCTTCGCACCTTCCAGCCATGCCAGGGCCTTGACGGTGGTCTCTGCAACGAGCGGTTTCTCGGGGTCGATGAATTCCGCGTAGGGCGCCGGCAGGCCAGCCTGGATAACCACCGCGAGCGGTAGCAGGTGGGCATCACAGTGCATCCGACCGTAGCAGTGGTCACAATGATCGCCGATGCTGGCTTCCGGTTGCACCGAAAGATCCATGGGAGGGATGGCTCGTATCGTCTCAATGATCCCCCAAAGTCCAGCATCGTCGATAGGGTCGCTCTTTAGTGCGGTGACGCCCCGATCGTCCCAGCAACACAGTGTTACGTCTCCCTGTCGGATGGTCCGCTCTGTGCTCAGTTTCGACCACGCGGCGGCTAGATAGGCCAACAGTTGCAGGTTTTCTCTGGGTGGGGGTAGGTGTCCCGCAAAGAGCTGCCCGCGCTTCTTGTAATCGACGATTGAGATCCTGGGATCGGTTCGGTGCAGGCAAAGCAGATCCGGCGTGCCCACAGTTAGGATCTCCGCGGATTCGGGGTCAATTAACTCCACTCGCATCTGCGCGTGGTATTCCCACTCGGTCGACGGGAAGTTCTCCGCAAGCCACGCGATCACGATCTCGGTCTCGGGAAGAACATCTTCGTCCAGGTCGTCACCACGAATCAATGCCGTCACCTGCCCGTCAACGGCAGATCCGAGTCGTGTGGCGACGTGAGATTCGTTGTATTTTGCCGAGAGCCACGGGGCTCGCGCGCAGTGCTCGGCCATTTGGAGACTGGAAGGCCGCACGCGGCGGGGCTTGGCGGTTTCGACTACGGTCACTTGTGGGAATGCTGAATCGGTCATGGATGCTCCTGTGCTGGAAGGTGGGCGATGTGGTCCGGGTCAATGCTGGGATCCACTTCGCGAAGAAGGCCCGTGATGATCTTTGCCGTTTGTCGTTCGATTTCAGCAGGCGCCCTATTATCTCCGCAGGCGCCAATGACCGCGCCGTGGTCAACTGCCTTCATGAGCCGGGCCATCACGGCGCCGAGGCTGTCGAGCGGAATCCGATAGCCGCGCTGGTAGAACTTCAGAATGCGCAGCATGCTTCCGCCTGCCTCCTCTTCTCGCACCGGCAAGCAGTAGACCAGGCGCTTCGCTGCCAGGTCGGAATAGAAACGCTCATCGCATAGCGACTTCCATTCGCCATCGAACCAGAGCGCGGCCCTGGCGATGGTGAAGTCGAAGGTCGGGACGATGTCCTCCGGCTTCTCGAAGGTCCACCTGTGGATGAACTGCGAACTATATGGCCTGGTCAGAACCGTGATCGCATTGTCGGTCTCGATGGTCGAGCATGGTTGCCACTTGTGGCCCGCCGTGAACATGGCCAGCTCGTGATTCGCAATCGCGTGGGCGGCATCCTTCGCCGCGTCCTTGGTTGGAGAGAATAGGTCCACGTCGTTCACGTCCTCGCGTCCGATAACAGAACGCAGGTACCCGCCCGCAATGACGAGCTTGGGCCCGCGCGCCTTTAGCGTGTCGGCCAGAAACCTAGGCAGTCGTCTAACTGCCCAAACCAAATCCTCGCGTACTAATTCTCGCATTGAAGTCTCCCGTTGGTTGCGCCCCGTATCGCCGGGACCACGCGGCTTTCAAGTATTTGCTGTCGCCCGCAAGCTCGGCCGAGCCGTGGAGTTTTTGAAGCAGTCGTCACCCGGCATATCGACTCCGTGGAGCTGATGGGAGTTGAACCCACTCGCGCGCTTGCATCCGATGCCCAGCCCCAAAGCGCCTGACGTGTTGCTGGCTGGCGCTCTCCGACTTCGACGGCAGTCGGCGCCGTAAATTACGTATCCGTGACATCGCCGAACCAGGCGGCGATTGCGTGATCAATTATGCGGTCCCGGACCGGTCCCGGTCCTGGTCCCGGTCCTGGTCCCGGTCCTGGTCCCGGTCCCGGTCCCGGTCCCGGTCCCGGTCCTGGTCCCGGTCCTGGTCCCGGTCCAGGTCCCGGTCCTGGTCCTGGTCCCGGTCCTGGTCCCGGTCCTGGTCCAGGTCCCGGTCCTGGTCCCGGTCCTGGTCCAGGTCCAGGTCCTGGTCCAGGACCTGGTCCTGGCTAGATCGGATGCTCTTAGCACCAACATGGAGCGCTACCTCTGCACGGTCGGAAGCGGGTGAGGCCAGGCGTAGAGAAACGCGCCAGTCGCCGGGATTTGCACATCATCTGCATAGACCTCGATTTCGCAGTTGGTATCGGGAGTGCCCGCAAAAAACTGGGTGCGCCTTCCCGTGTGCGCAATGAGCGCCGCGGACGTAAGAACAATGGCTTCCTTGTCCTTGCTGACGATTCTCCCGGTGAGCATGGAGACCGAGCCATCACCTAATGGCACTTCCACTGCGACCGATGCTCCTGGCCCAAACTTCTCAATCTTCTTCGTTTCTGTCTTCTTCATTGCTGTCCTTTCTATTGTTGGTGATCGCGTACTACCAGCCCTGCGGAACCTTCCCATCCTTGGCAGCCTTGATCAGTCGGTCGATAACCTCGGGCGCAAGCTCTGCCATCCCAGTCACTTCGGGCAGCTCGTTGTCGATCAACATCCCGTTGACCCATGCCATGCGGTCCTTGCGCCCGATCTCTTTGGACTCCTCGGGTGTCTTGCCCGGCTCGATGATGGTGCCGATCTCGCGCTTCATCAGGGCGTCGTTCAGGTCGCGGACCTGGGTGACGCCAGCCCTGGGGGCGGCGGTTGGCTTGGTGCCAGATGCGCGCGCGTGCGTGGCGCCGGGCTGGTCATCATCCGGCGGCGTATCCTCGTCGGTGAAGATGTCGCTCGTCGCGGTAGCGTTGCGGACGCTTTTCACGTAGGCGCGCTTTTGTGCCATCGAGATGATCGTGTGGTGGAGGTTCCAGACTTTGTCCGAGCTGGTGGATCCGGACTGGTCGAGCAGCTTCTTGTCTTCGGCGGCGAACTCTGCCCCGCAGCCACCCTTCTTTGCCCAACAGAACCAACCCGGCTCTGTGGTGCTCGTGTCGCCCGGGCGCTTCTTCGATTTGAAGATCGTCGGCTTGCCGCATATCGGGCACATCTTCGCGGCAGTCTGTGCCGTGTATTTCTCTTCCCTCGAATTGGCCGATCCGCTGGCCTCTCCTACCAGTTCGCCGGTGACAGAGTTGTAGAGCTTGCAAGTCACCTCGCGGAATAGGAAGTCGTCGCGCTCCTCCCTGGTGACCACCTCGAACTGTGGGCGCAGGCGGAAAACCTGGCACAGCACCTCGGCCCCAGGCTGGAAGAGCATCTTCTTAGGTGGCTTTCCGTCCTTGCCGGTGGTGCCTGGCAAGGCCCCGTAGTGCTCTCCCTGGTGAAGCACCTTTTCCACTACCTCGATCACCGCGGCCCGCATTGCGACCACGCGAGCAACATCAATACCGTAGTCCTGCTTCACCAGCGCGGCCGTCGCCGTCTGGGCCAATGCTGTTTCGTTCGTCTTCTCGGCCATGGTCAATCTCCTGGTTAGTTGACCGCCGCCCGAGCTACGCAAAGCAAGGACTCGGGCGGCGGGTTGAGCGTGATGCTCCTGATCTTGTATTTGGGCACTGGCCCGCTTTTTACGGACGAATTCCGCAGTGAGGACACCACTCCACGTGCAGGCTGCACCAGCAAGGCGCGGCCTTGATGATCTCGGAAAGCGGGTCGAGCGGTTGCACGTCCACGTGCGCGTCCGGGTCGGTGCTGTCCACGGCCTCAAGGGCGTGCTCGATGTTGAGCCAGGGCCCGCGGCAGTCGTGCTGGCCGTCCACGTACAGGTCGGCTACGAGGGTCGCCTCTTCCTCGCATCCGCAGGTGCAGAGCGGGCGCAGGCGACGGTCGCAGTCCGGGCACAGTCCGTCGCTGCTGTCGGTGACGTCGTAGAGGCCGTCACACTCGCGACAGGCGAGGCACCCGCGCTCGCTCTCGTCCTGGCGCTGCTGGTAGATGTCGCCGGGTCCGATCATGGCTGCCTCAGCAGTCCGCAACGCCGGCAGTACACAGCCCCGCCCGCCCTGTGGCCGAACGCCCAGCAGAACGCGAGCCAGCGCAAGGTGCTCACGACCGCGCCTCCAGCCACGCTGCAAACTTCTCCGGAGAGCCCCACGCCGCGCTCGGGACCTCGTTGTAGAGGTAGGCGACGAGCGCTTGCAGGTTGGCGGCGTTCTCGTCGTCGGCGCACCCGAGGGACTCTTTGAGATCGTTGCACAGTACCGCGGACAGGAAGCTGCCCGGGCGAATGTGCTGGTCGAGGTAGCGCGCGAGCCCTTCGGCGGTGGCCTCGGGAATGGTGTGGCCTCGAAAGTCGTAGCCGAGCGGAGATCTCATCGCAGCACCATCCCGAGCGCGACCAGTGCCACTACGGCGAGGGCCAGAAGGACACCCCAGCCATGGCGCCTCACACTCACGCGCTCCAAGCGCCGCGCCTCCCTGACCTCCAGCATCGTCCGCCACCTCTGGCGAGCAATCTCGGTGCCCAGGTCAACTCGCCCGCAGTGGCTGCACGTGATGGCGATCAGGTGCGGAGGCGCGAAGGTCACCCGACGGCACACCGAGCACGTGTATCGCGTGCGGTCTGCGGGGAGAGGCTCCAAGCGGAATGGCTCAAACATGGCCGCCCTCGCACTTCTCGTCCGCAGCTTCTAGCCGCCGTCGGCACGTCTCGAACTGCTCGGCCGGGCAGCGCTGCTCGTTGCAGTCCATGCACCCGTCGAGGTGGGGAGGACAGTCGGCCATCAGGTGGTCAATGATGGCGCGAACGAGGCGGCCCATCAGTTCACCGCCTTGTCGTGAGCCTTGCGCATGGAGCGGTCGACGGATCGTTTGCCGTATATCGCGCAGGCCATCCGGTAGTTGGTCTCGTGCTCCAGCGCGAGCAAGCTGGATAGCTCCGAGATCTCCTCTTCGCTCTTGGCAAAATCATCTTTGGCCACGGCGAGTTCCAGTCGCAACCGTGTGGCGTGGTGACGTAGCAGATGGAGGACAGCGGAGGCGCTTACCAGCATCACCAGGGAGAGGACCAGGAGGGAGGTTGTTGTTTCCATCCCTCCTGTAATTGTTCGCGGCGGGTGTTTTTACGGAAAGAAAGTCAAAATAGATCGATCAGGCAGTGTCCGCGGTCAAGAAACATTCGACGCGCCAGGAGTTGCGCGCCTCGCGCAGACGAGCGCCGCTTGGGTTTGCCGTCGTGCATTCCTTGGCGGCGGTCAGCCAATCGGGTGGGATCTGGTTGCAGGCGGCGCGGAGGCCGTGCCAGCCGAGCAGGGAGCCCGCATTCCATCGCAGGTCAAGCAGGCATTGCTGGACCCGCGGTGGAAATCCGTCGAAGCCTGGAAACTCGACACGCAGGCCCGTGGCCATCTCGCCCAGCCGGCGCAGTCCCTCCACCTCGATGGCCTCCGGTGACAGCGCCAGCGGCCCCTTGTAGCGCGCGGCCTGCATCCCGCCGAGCATAGAGGAGACGCGCAGGAACTCGTCGGCAACCTCCGTGGGTGAGGCGAGGAGACCGTCCGACGTGTGGTGCCAGGGTAGTTCCTGGGCCGCGGTGATGCTGCCGAGGAGAAAGCCCACACCGCACGTGACATTGGGACCATGCGGCGGATGCGCGCTGTCCAAATACATGAATGGCTCGTCGCCCTCAATGCCCGGTTGAGACAGGCGGTAGAGCTCCGCTTTGAGATCATCGTCGGTCATGGCTACCCTTCTGATTGCGTTTTTCCTCGATAGAGCCCGCCGCGCAGAGTTTCGACCGTCCCAAGCACCGGAGTTTCTGTGCGCTCGGGACCGGGACACGGTCCAGGGCTAGGACGCCCACGCACCCAGGACATGCCGCAGCTTGAGCAGCGTTCGATCTTTCGAACCGAATCCACGAGCAGCGGCGTATGTCCTCGGTGGTTGGCCATGGGTGGAACCTACGCGGGCGGCGTGTAGCCGGCGGGCGCGACGAGCATCAGGCTGTCAAACGCCGCGTCTTTGGCCCTGTAGTCGATCCAAGCGGCGTCGAGCGCAGTTTGCGCCGTGACCAGGTTGGCGCTCGCCGTGTCGGCCGCGGTCTTGGCAGAGGTGAAGGCCGTCACTTTGTCGGCCAGGGTGTCGGCCGCGGTGCCGACGGATTGGTAGGCTGCATTCTGGGGTACGCTCTTGGACATGGTGTCTTCTCCTACTTCTGCGGGTCTCCGTTGCACAGCGCGACCGCACTACGCGCCCACGCCTGCAGAGCGGTTAGCTGACGGATGGCTTGGTCACCATCGGCGGCGATGGCGTAAAGAGTTGCAGCAATCGGTCCCGGCAGCTCGGCTGACGGGGTGTCATCAACTCGGGTGGGGGTGGCGCCAGGTGCGGTGGGGTTGGGATCACAGCGGGTGACTGCGATGCGCACCCGACGAACACCAGAGTCGAGAGCGCGAACAGCCGCAGAATCCACCACCGCGGCTGTCGTTTCGGCCTTGGTATACGCCACCCTGATCGCGTCGATTCGGTTCGCATTGTCGATCTCCTGTTTTCGATATTTTGCATCGGCCGCAGCAACGGACGCGCGTTCGCGGTCAACATCGGCAAGGTGCGTGGTTGCAGCCCCGCGCACCTTGCCTGCGTGGTAGGTGGCTGCGAACGCAACCGCGACTGCTACGCACGCGCCCACAAAAATCAAACCTTTGTGCACACCTGGCGAGGCCCACAAACGCCCAAGTGCCAACAAGATCACGCTCATGGCAGGTCGCCTTTGCCGTGCACGCCCGTGACGGCCAACTGATCTGCTTCTTCAGGCACCCCATCACTTGGCTTGGTGGTCGTGATAGAAACCGTCGTGGTCTCGGTTTCTGGGATCGGTAGGCGGTCGACGAACTTGTCGGCACCACGTATACCGAGGTTTGCGCTGGTGAGCAACGTCGAAACCAGCGTGCATGTTCCGATCACCTTCTGAGGTAGTGTAAGCGGTAGGTTGGCCACCCAGATTGCCGCCCCCGCGGCGCCTGCAACCAGTACACCCAACAGGTTCAACAGGCGGTGCAACTTGCGTTTGGTGACGGGATACACGGCAGACACGCCGTGCTGCACGATTGCCCAACCCTTGCGGATTCCTCGGCGGCGCCACGCGGTCTCTTGTTGCTTGTCGTTGCCTATCCATACGCGCGTTGCGTGCCGAGCGTGCGCTAGCCACCATAAGAGCACACCGGCCCCCGTTAGAGGCCCTAGCGTGGCCAACATACACAACGCCCAGAACTTCAAGGACCCACCTGCGCCAAACGTGTTGGTAACCTAGGTGCTCCGGTTTGCGCGTGTAGGAGGCCAAGGCTGCGCAGTTCTTGGCGGACGCCTTCTTGAACAGCCGCTTGGAAGACAGCCTTCGCGCTGACCAAACCCCATACGTTCAACACGAGCACCACACCCAGTAGCACACACGCGATCTGGCTCCATCGTCGCAGCACGCGCAGTGCGGGGCACCAGCGCTGATGTGTACCCACATACCGTTGGACATACCCTACCGTGGCCGTCTCGTTCAAGGCGTTGCTCAACTTGTGAGGAGGTGGTGTCTCTTCCAAAGCGTTTTGCTCGCCGGTGTCCGAGATGGGGTCGATGATGCCGAATGGATTTTCATGAGACATGTGTGTTACCTCGTTTTCAGCTGAACTATGTCACTCAAAGGCGCGCCAATCCCGGTATAGTACGCGGCGCTTGAGTCAAGGATGGGCGCGGCCCACGTGACGAACAGACCGAGAGACGCCGACCACGCGCGCATGACCCAAACTTGGTTGTAGACCGTGACACCCGATGTGGTTAGCAGGCTTTCCCCGTCCGCCCGATCATCCGTAGCGTGCACGGAGCCCCCAAACAACAACTTAGGGGCGTTGTTGAATCCAGCGCCGTCTATGCGCTGCTCCGCCACTAGACTACCGCCATCGCCACGTCAGACCACGGAAGGACAAAATCACCGCACTTGACGACTTGGCGAGCGCCTGTGGCTGGTAGAGTTGCGCCCTCCTGCAAGCTACTGGCTACCGACCACAGATCGGCGAACCAAAAGAACAAGCCTTGAAAGGCAACCACACCATTGACGCCACACCCAACATTGCTCAATGACCAATTGCCATCGACGGGACAAACGATCGTTTGGGATTGGACCGAAGCCCCGGCTCCGAAAGCCGGCAGCACGCCAAAGAGAGCGCGGCGCGCGGAGGAATAATAAACGTACCACCCCCCACTTCCGCCAGTGAACCATACGCTGATCAGCATCATATTAGCCGTCGCGGCGTTGTTTCCTTGATCCATGACTGTAATCACGCTGTTAGGGAATCCCGCAACAGCAGCAACCGGCTTTTCTGCGTGGAGGTGAAACACCGGCTTGGATCCGACGTACACCACAATCCGGTTTATTGTTCCGTCAGAACTAGCCCACCCATGCCATTTGGCTGTAAATGCGGAATTGCTAACGGGGTATGCGGTGGCGTTGCCGTAATTGGCATTGAAGGAGTCCGCCGCGGTTCCGGCTACCGTTGCCGACGGAGATCCACCACTAAAGCCGGCATAGGACGCAACCCAAGAAAATTGGCCGTTGTTTCCGGCCGCTCCTTGCACAACCAAGTAGAGCCCCATCGTTCCGTTGTGGAGTTCAATCCACGCGGAAGCAACGATGTCCGCGATGGTCCGCCAGCGATTTGTTCCGTCGCGTGCGCCCGATCCGTAGTTCGTACTTCCCGAGCCCGAAACCGTCCAGCCCCACGTGATCAGCTGGTTGACGATGTTCAACGTCATGGCCTTATTGTCGGTGGCTGTGACGCTGCTGGTGGCATAGGCTTGGTTCTGCACCAGTGACCAGGTCTTAACAAACGTTGGGATGACTGAAGCCATTAGGAAATCACCAATTCTGCTGACGAGACGGTCAGCACGTCAGTCGGCAGCGGCGCTGTGAGTGCAAATCGCAGCTCATACAGTGCCCCGCCTGCGTTGTTGCGTAGATTTCCGGCGCTAGTTCCTAGCGTGTAGGTGAACGTCTGCTTGGTTGGTGTACCGTTCACAGTCACGCTGATCGCCGTACCGACAACCTCGGCGTTCGTCAGGTTGTACAGGTAGATCGTACCCGTCGCCCCGGTGCGATTCACGAAAGCCACCGTAGTCAGCACAAAACTCGTGTAGCCGGGCATCGTCGTGGTGTCGAGCGAAACACTGTTGCCGACCTTCGGCGTGCTCGACGTGTTGGTGTCCGCGCCGCCAAGCAGCTGGCGCGTCTGCAGGGTGTTGACTCCGTTGGCCCCTGCCGCACCGGTTGCGCCTGTGGCGCCTGTAGCGCCGGTAGCGCCGATCGGCCCTGTAGCACCCGCCGGACCCGTCGGACCTGTCGGACCCGTCGGCCCCGTCGGACCTACTGCCCCTGTCGCACCCGTAGCACCCGCCGGTCCTGTAGCGCCAGCCGGACCCGTCGGACCTATGCCACCCACATCGCCCGGTACGCCGACACCCGCCAGCGCGTAGTCAATACGCACGCCCCGCACGGCTGTGAGATAAGGATAAGAACCGCCGGGCGCGAGGTGGAAGAACGACACGTACAACGGTGTTCCGTCGGTCCACATCGAAGCCACGCTTCCTGTAACCTCGGTTTGTGATGGTACTAGTCGTGCGCACAACTTCATGGCTCCACGCAAAACCGCAGACGTTTGCGCCAGGGTGCCGTCGCCCGTGTAGATCTCCGCGCTGCCGTCGTGAAGCACGCGCATGGCCAGGATAGAACCGACCACACCACCAGATCCACCCCACTCGTGTACCGTGCTCAAAGTGCGTAAGCCACCGTAGACGTTGCCGTTGGGATCTTTGATGGCGCGAAGCTGGTAGGCTGTTGGGTCGCCGCCCCCGGTGGCGGTTGATTGCACTGTACCCACACCAAGGTGGAACCTTGCCGACGTAGACACGTCAACGAACACCCAGAACTCATCCAGCAAAGCCAGTGCCGGCAGCCCGGTAGCAGACAGTGGCACGGCGAGTACCGGCATGAAGGATGCACCACCGTTTATGCGGGCAGAGTACCCGGCAGTGCCGATCACAGGGCCGTAGCTCGACTGGCTGTTGTACGCCCCGGCGGCGTAAGTCCAGGGCACACCAAACAACGTCGTATTGATCCCGCCCGTGACGATGATGTTGTCCAGCGGAGGCGGTACCCCAGCCCCCGCGCTGCCGTCGCAGAAGTTGTAGTGGCAGGCAGTCGCAAAGTTCGAAGTCACGCCGCCCGTCGCGCTCACCGCTTTGATATCGAGCTGTGGAACGCCATTCGCATCTGTGACGATGCCGAACGTGACCGTGCCGTCCGAAGATACAGGCCCCACGTGTTCGAGAATGGCCTGCGACAAAGCCCGCCACGTCGCTGTCAGGCACTTGGCCACGTCACCACTCGACAGCGGGCGCCCGGCGTTCACGCATTGCTGGCGGGATTGAATCGGAGGCATGGCCGCAGGCGACCCGATAGAGGACTCGGCGGGCGCGGCCATGAACGGCGAGATCGCACAGCAGGTCTTTGCCGCTTCGATCTCGGCGCCAAGTGCCGCGTATGTGTCCTTGCCAGCCGGTTGTCACAGTTTAGTACCCTTCAACGGTCACATAGACGGGTTGGGATCCTCCGGTGACCCCTGATGCTGACACCGTAATGACGTTGGAGTCTGAGATGACAGCCCGAGCGGTTACAGCGGTGGTTCCGGCAGAGACCAGGACCGTACTCGCCCTAGAGGCGAATAGCTTGTCTCCCGAGAAGGTCACGACCGCCGCCCCGTTGTCTCCGAACGTCAGCACGAAGGTGATGCGCTTCGAGGCCGAAGCAAACCCCACGGCCGTGCACACCACGCCGCTGACGGCGGATGAACCTGTTCCAGTAATTGCTATCCCAGTGGTAGTTGTCACCACTACGACCGTCGGAAGCATGACATCGATGTCAGCATCCGTGTGCCCCCACCGTGACCAATAGGTCGGATTGACGTGCGGCTCCTTGGCGGCGGCGTGCCCGTTGGCCAGAATGCATTCGTAGCACTTCCCATCCGTTGGTGCGCGAACGGTGTCTCCAACAACGTAGTCCTCGTTGGCGTCGTAGGCCGAGATACCTGCGGCCATTATGTAGCGCGCCGCCGCGTCGACCTTGTTCAGAATCCAGTTCATCCAGCTGAACGGAGGGCAGGCGCTCGCCGCCGTCCAGCCCGTGCTCTTGAGGCCCCCGGGATCCTCGATGCCAGTGGGACCGGCCGGCGCAGCGTCGGCCCAGGTTTCGGAAAGTGGCGGCTTTGTTCTCATTTCAGAAGCTCCTGGCCCAATGGCCGGTTGTGGACGCTGGATCGGAATTGAAACCAAGAGCGCCCGCGAGCAGAGGCGTGCCCGGCGCGGTCGAGGATGAGAAGCCGAAGCAGCCCGCCGACTGCCAGAATGTTTGCAACGTGACCCCTGACGGTCGCGGCAGCACAGCCCCCTTCAGGTTGTTCTGGCCACTCGGGATCGCGAAGATGCCCGCCTCCCAGTTTTCCACCGCTCGCCCCACCGCAACCAGGACGGTCATGCGGTTGGGGATCTCCCAGGTGGTGAGCAGGCTCGCCGAGGTCAGGTCTGGCATGACCAGCTGGATCGCATGGATCAGCTGAGGAATGCTCCCGCCCTTCACGGAGTTTCGGTAGATCTTGGCGGCGATGAGCAGCGCGAACTGCGCATCGGTGAGCACCTGGGGGGAGGTTGCGGTGCCCTCGGCCGGCACTACGCTGGTCACCCCTACCACCCGGCCAATAATCTGCAGCTGGGCTCCCTTTGCCTTCTGGGTATTCACCGGGTAGACACCGGCCGACCACGGGTCGTAGCAGATGTCGTCGTCCAGACTCATGGCCCGTCCGATGCGCTGAAACAGCAGCTCTAGGTCGTTGGCCATCGCGTAGATGCCGCCGAGCCACGTTTGTAGCGCTGGGCTCTTGGCGTACTGGCTCACAAGCCTGCCTAGCCCTTGGGTTTTCGGGTTTCCTGCCTGGCCCACGTAGTCTTGCGTTGGGCTGGCCATCAGGCGCACCTTTCCCGACCACTGCGAGGCCGTTCAGCGGTTTGTTTCTTGAGGAGAGGCCAAAACGAGCCGATGATCAGGGCATGCGGAACTTGATGATTGGCTTGCTGGTGGTTGCAGGGTTGGCTGGTTGTGATGCGAACGGTGCAGGCGTGCGCACCACGAATGATGCCCCGGACGCCGCGCCCGATCTGGTGGCGGTCGTGGCCGCGGTAGATAGCACACCCGATGCGGGGACTGGGTACGACCTGGTGCAGGCTCCCGACATGACACCCGCTCCGGATAGCGCTCCTGCGCGCCAGCCCGACGCCTGGCAGGCCCCGAGCATCGATCTTGGCACCGACACCCTCCCGAGCGTTGATGGCGGGAGCGTAGACGTGCTGGCTGCGACACCAGATGCCCCGTCTTGCCCCGCCGGGCAGTATCTGATCCACTACTCGGGCCTCACCTACTGCGAGGCGTACCAGGATGCGGGGATGAGCGACGCGCTCTCGCTGCCCGACACCCTGGCCGTGGCCCCCGATACGATCCCGGCCCTGCCCAAGTGTGATGGGCCAGACTCGTCGTTTTGTAGCATTCGCCTCACGCCCATCGAAACTCTCTGCGACAGCGGAAAAATGGTCAAGGTTGACGGCGGCGGTGAAGCTTTTTCCCGCAAGCTGTGTGCCGCCCTCTGCGGCCTGTGCACGCCGTAGATAAATCATGACCCGTTCACCAAGATCGTTGCAATTGAGGCGAATTTCCCGAATGGGATCGTCAGGGGCGCTGGGGACGTGGTCCACGTCGATCCCCCGTCCGCGCTGAACGTCAGGTCGATGAAATCGAAGCCAGGAACCTGACCGATGAACGCGCCCACGACATCGGTCCACGAAAGCACGCCCGTGTCGTCACCGCCGATTGGTAGATTGGGCTTGGCCGTGGTCGCGTTCGTGCCCAATGCCCACGATGCAATCAGCGCCCTGATCTGATCGGCACCGTCGGTTGGCCAGTTCACCCGGGGAGATACGTGCAATGAGATCTGCACGTCAAGCGGGAGCGCCATGTCGTACTTGATCGCGTGCGCGACCCCGAGAGCGTCCAAGGGCGCCTTGGAGATGGTACCCTGCGTGCCACAGCCAGAACTCTTGAGCGTGAAAATAGTGTTGGCGATCGGATCCGCGCTTGAGGATGTCCGCGTAGGATCCGCCGGCCCACTGGTCTCGACCTCGACAATGGCACGCACCGTGTTCGGGTTGATGGTCGCGCCTCCGACGGTCACCGGGTCGCTTCTGTCGTTCTCCCACACGATAGCGTCGATCACGCCCGGGAGCTTTTTGAGAGCAGCCTGCAGGCCGTCGGTCATCGCCTGCGACGCAATGGCCGTGGACTGTTGGCGCCGAATGCGCAGGTTGGGATCGTTCTCGGCGGTTGCCCCGCGCGTACCTAGGGCGTTCGTCACCGAGTCAATGCCCGCGGTCACGGTGATGATCTGCGTGAGCTTGCCCGGTAGAGGCGGGCCGCCGTTGGGTAGCGGCCCGATGGTCGAGCACCGCAGGGTTCCGGCGATGGTGCCACCGCCACCGATTACCACCTCGGCGACGGGGCTCCACGAGGTTCCGTCGTCGGTGCTCTTGACCACGAACGTGGTCGGTACATGGGTGCCGGGCGTTCCAGCGAAGGTGGTCGGCGCCGTGGCGTAGTTGGCCGGGTTGCGCGCGATGCCGGTCAGGTAGGCCAGGTTCGCCAGAAACGCGCCATTGGCGCCGTTCGGATTCACGATGTTGGTCGTGTCGGCCGCGATGCTGTTGAGGTCGTCAAACATCTCGGCTAGGCCGCCAATCATCTGTCCATCGGCTGAACGCGGGTCGACATCGACGCTGGCCCCGTAGGCCGACTGCCAAAGCACATCGAGCGCGGCTTTGATCTCGGCCAGCGACTTGCGCGCAAACCCGGACGTGGTGAGCTGGGCATTGAAAAGAGACATCAGGGAAAGCTCCTCGTGAGGGTGAATGTGCCGCCGTTCTCGGTGATCGCCGTGGCGAAGCACTTGGCCGCCCGGGTGACGTGGTCGAAAGTCAGATCGAAGGAAGCCAGGCCGGTGACGCCCGGAACAGCCAGGATGGTCGCCTTGATGATGGCCTCGGCGTAGGGCAGGTCAGCCGGGAAAGACGCCATGATGGTGCGCACTGTGGAATTGGGCTGGGGGAACCAAGGCACCCCGCGCGAAACGTCGAGAAACCATTCGCCAAGAATCAGCTGCAGGTCGCAGTCGAGCGTCTGTTGAATGGCGGCGTCTCCTGTGAGGTAGTCGGAGAGGCTGTGTCCGCCGACCACATCCCAGTAGGCCTGCACGCCGCTTCCCACCTTCAAGAGCTTGCGACAGATGAGGCTCATTTCTTTGCCCTCACCGTCATGGAGGAATCGCCCAGGGCGAAGAGTGGGATCCCTGTCAGCGTGTCGATGCCGGTACCGAGCACTACCCCTTGCATGACCGGGACATCGGCGCCGGTCGCGGTGGCCGCCCCAAGGATAATGCTGCCATCGGCACATAGGGCAATTCGGTTCGAGCCGTCGAGGCTCCGGAGCTCGACCGCGTCCATGCGGATGCTCCGGACCACGTTGGGCTGGCTCGAATAGCCGACATCGGCGAAGGCGTCGGACAGGTCGTGCATGCGGTACTCGCCTGGCAGCTGCACGCCGCCGTGCTGCCACCAAAAGTCGATGCAGCGTTGCGAGAAAGACAGCAGGCACTCGTCGCCCTTCGCGACCGGGAAGGTCAGGACGAAGCTACCGCCGCGTGGGAACTTCACCGGGACATCCACCAGGATGGGCAGGTCAACCGGACCCCTCCCGACGAAGATGCGCCTGATCGCCGGCTGAACCGTGACGGTCTGGGTGCTCTCGTCGAAGCTCCTAACGATGCCAGGCATGCACGTGTTGATGTTCGCCGCGAGCGCTTCCAGGCGCGCCGCCATGGCCGCCTCCTGGTCGTTGGTGGCGGCCTCAATTTGCTGGGCTTGATCGAGTAGTGAGGCGTCCATCACAAATTCCTAAAGGACATCTCCATCCGGGGTTGAGGAGCTGTTCATCCCGGTGGCCTTCGGGATCGGCGAATCGAGCGCCACGCACTTGCATTCCGAATACCAGTCCGTGCCGTAGGTGTCCCCCACGTGCTTGACCGAGTAAACCTTGTAGACGCCATCTGGGTCGAGGCGAATCGGCGTGGCCGGGCCGTTGAGCTTGCGCTTCTGGCCGGTTTTCGCGGCCTTCAGATGTGCCATCTTCACTTCGTTGTTTTTCAGCCAGAGCTTGCCGTTGGGCACTATACGCAGGTCCATCATAGTTTTGATGGTGATGCCCTTGTCGTTTATCTCCGGGGCTCCAAGCAGGCCAGTCTCGGAGTCGATCGCGATGGCAGCGCCTGGGAGAACCGAATCAACGGGAACCATAACCAGCTTCCCGTCTTGGATAGACCAGTGAGCGTCGTTCTCGCGGGCGATCTTGTCGAGCACGTCTCGCGCCTGTCCTGAGTAGGCCTTACCGCGAATCCTCTGGCGCGCCAGGTGCTTACCGTGGACGTGCCCCTGTGTGGTCGCCCGCATTGAGGTCAGCAGCTGGGCAAATGTCTGCTCGTCGCTGTGCCCGGCCGCAAGCGTGAAATTAACCAGCGTGCCGCCAAAGTCCTTGTCACCGTCTCCGGCATTGATCTCGGCAATGTGGTCGTTGCCGTCGCGGTGGAAGTGCGTGAAGCGGATATTGCCGCGGAATCCAAGCCGCATCGTCTGACTGTCGCCGGGCAGGCCCTTGTAGCCGGCGTTCAGAATGATGTCGTTGAACTCCTTGTCGATCTGCTTCTCGTGCTCTTGGGTCAGGTTGAAGATCTTGATCAGCGCCTGGTTGGGCGTCCGATAGACCGTCTTCTGGATCTCGAACTGGATTCGCAGGCCTTCAATCAGCAGGCCGGTAGCGGGCGACACGTCGCCGTTCCCGTCTTTGCCAACGATGACCTGACACTGGCGAATGAACTTCGCGCCGTTGTTGGCCAGGACATAGGTGCCATTCGTCCACTCGCTCACGCGGGAACCTCCCCAGGCTTGAGGTAGACCACGAGCACCCGCGTTCCGATATCGTCGTTGAAAGCTCCGAATGGGTCGGCATCGGTCGTCTGCGCGACCGGGATCAGGGTCTCTCCGTCGCCCGCCAGAGCCCAGGCCGGCGATGCAGCAGCGTCGACCGCAATAAGGGAGCCGATGTTGAGCCCGAACGGCGCCAGCATGTCGCAGCCGAGCAGGATGGGAACGCCAGTCAGGAGCACCTCCCCGGTGGACACCAGCGACAAGTCGAAAGCCCACGCGCCACTGCGCTCGTTGTAGCTGGCCGCGAAACCGTACTCGACGCCGTTCAGGTTGCAGCTGAACTTCTGCCAAGGGTCGGAGGTAAAGGGTACTACCTGCATGTCAGTGCCTTATCCCCACGGCACCAACGCCGAAAAGCTGCGAGAGCCACGACGGCGTGGCGGTGGCCGGCTCTTCCGCTTCATTCTTGCCTTTGTCGGCAACAGGGGCCGCCGCCCGCCTCGTCTTCTTTGGCCCTCGCGGTGGGTAGACGACCGTCACCGTGGTAGCGAATTTTGCTTCCTTGAGCGACACGGTGGCGTGCAGCTTGCCCGCCGAGTCCTTGGTCTGCTCTGCGTCGATGGACTCAATGAGCATGTTGGGGTAGCCGTGGAGACCGGTCACGACGGTGAATGGCAGGAACGACGCCATCAACTCCAATAGCGCATCTAGGGCATTCGCCGAGCGCCGAGCACTGCCAGCGAACGTGGTGGCAAGCTGGACCGATGGCGTGTACTTACCGCTGGGGTCGAAGATCAGCGGCGTATCCGAAACCACCACATCGAGCTGAGGCCGATGCGGTTTCATGATCGCGTGGTCGACCAGTGCGACGCCCGTCTCGACGGGGTTGTCGGTGATGTCGGCGGCGAAGCGATGGGCCTCGCGCAGAACGGAGTCAAAGATCATCACCTTGGGCGCACCGGTGGCCGGGTTGTTGCCGAGGTCGAAACGCCGCTGGATGATTGCCGTCTGGGCCATTAGACGTGACCCCCCTGTCCGTTGCGAGCAGCCACCCGGTTGGCGTCCTGGCCGGACGTTATGCCGCGATCTTGGAGCTGCTTCGCGAAGTCGCGGAATAGCTTCTCGGAATCGTCGGCGCCGAGCTTCGAACCGTCGATGTGCATATTGATGTTTCCGATGGTCGTCTGGTTGACGTTCGCGGTCGCCGGGACCCGACCGGCCGCGGCCGCGCCGAGCAATGGCGAGAGCATCCCCATGCCTGGCAACATGCCGGCCGAACGCGTGGCCGCCGTCTGGTACTGCGGGGAGCTTCGCAGCGCCATCCCCTCTCGGCGCTGCTGTGCCTGTAGAAATCGCAGGCGTGCATTCTCGTCGGTGGCGCGGGTCTTGGCCGGATCTTCGTCCATGGTCAGGCCGGACGTGTCTATCCCGGCCTTCTTCATCAGCCAGAGCATCGGGCCATTGATGAGGTTGACGAACTTGGCCACCTTGCCCGTGATGGCGTCCCACACCTCGCCGAACCACTGGGTCACTGGCTCCCAGGCGTCGTGTAGCGATTTGGCCGCGATGATGATCCCGCCGATACCGAGCGCGAACAGCCCAAGCGGACCACTTGAGAACGTCAGCGCCAGGAAGGCCGCGCCGAGGGCAACAAGCGCGCCCTCCATCACCTCGACTGCATATGGGAACCTGTTCAGCATCCATCCGGTGACCGACTCGCCGCCGCGACTGAACGTCCAGAGGTCTTCGGCGAGGAGCACCAGCAGACCAAGGATGCCTCCCGTCAGGATGTTCTTGAAGATGCCCAGGGCGGCCGAGAGCTTGCCCTGCATGGTCACGGCCTTGGCGATGCCAACGGCCAACTCGGTGAAGTACGCGCCAGCCTTGTAGCTGTAGACGATGGCCAGGACGGCGGAGAGCTTGCCGAAGTTTTGGATCAGCCACTTCGAGATATCGACCACCTTCTGGATCGCGAAGGCGATCTTGTTGATGTTCTGTTCGTTCGATGTCCACTTGATGAACTTTTCCAGGAGGATGTTCATCTGGGGCATGAGCCCAACGGCGATACGGTCCTTGAGCCGCACGATGGAGTCACCGGCCTTGCGGAACATCTTCTCGGCCTTCTCGGCGTCCTCGTATTGCCGGTCAGAGAATGGGTTCCTCTTGCCCGCCGACTCCAGCAGGGCCTCGAAGTGTCCACGTCCCTCGGAAAGTAGCTTGACGGTGGCCGGGTCGAAGCCGAGGCGAGACCCCAGCGCTTGCTGCTGCGCGAGGCTTGGCATGGCATGGAGCTTGGCCGCGACGTCGCCAAGCAGTTCCTCGGTCGTCTTGACGTGCCCGTTGGCATCTTTTGCGTGCAGACCGTAGGCCTTGAACATGAGAGCGCCGCGGCCGACGCCCTGGGCAGCTTGCCCGGCCATGACGGTCATCGAGCGGAGGCCGTCTTCCATGGCGCCAAGGGAGCTGTCGTTCTCCCGTGCTACTAGACCGAGGTTGGCAACCGAGCGGGCGGAGATCCCCATCTGCTCGGAAAAATTCTGAATCCCGCCCATCTTCTCGGCGGTCCCTTTGACCAGCTCCTCGATTCCAGCGAAGGCGCCGGCGACGGCCGCGCCCATCCCGAGGGCCATGTGCTTGGCCTTCTCTGCGGATTTGGCAAAGCCCTCCAGCTCCTCGGGATGACTCTCGAAGCCCAAGCGGATCAGGAGCGAATCAATGATCGTCGGCATCGTCTACGGCGCGGGTTTTCGCGCGGCCTCCAGTTCGTCGAGCGCTTCATGCGCATCGAGCAGCCAAGCAAGATCGTAGGTACGAGGCCCTGTCTCGCTCAGCTGCCAGTATTCACAAAGCGGCGGTGTGCTCAAGCAGGGCCTCCAGATGCGCCAGTCGACGTTGCCGACCGGCTTTAAGTTGTCGTGGTCGTCTGTGTCGTCGCTGTCGGGACGCCTGATCCGAGGGGGAGCCCGGCGACTAAAGGGCCGAGGTTCACCTTCAGCGCTTCGAGGAACGCGAGCCAGAGGTCGACCGGGCGATCGACAAAGATCTCGTCGATGCTTGTGATGGTGACGCCGTCGCAGCTCACGTGCTGGAACACCAGTTCCATCAGGCGGACAAGCTCCCTGTGGGTGAGCTTCTGCGCCACGGCGCCGACACGGTCCAGTAGATCTGAAACCAGCCCCTCCGCGCCGGCAGTGCTGCGGCTCTGCTTGACCGCATCGAGGGAGCGCAGGACCGCGCCGAAGTCCAGGGTGGCGAGCTCCTGAGCCCCCACCCGTACCAGGGACAGCTGCAGGTCGAGCTGCTGAGTGGCGCTGGCCCTCCCAAGTGAGTAGGTGCGACCGCCGATGACCTTTTGTGCTACTGCCATCGGTTATCCCCCCCTGAGCGATTCAGCGCGCGCGATTGGGAGGCCCACGAAGGACGGGTTGCCGAGGAGCAAGTCACCGCGCTCGAAGATGAACACGGTCTCGGTCTCGTTGGCGTGGGCACCGCGCTTGATGTCGGAGTGCTTGACCACGTACCCGACCGAGACGTCGGCGCTGTCCTGGCGGTACGAGTCCTGCCAGGCCCCCGTCACAGGGGTAAAGCTGTCGGCCGAGTCCTGAGCGCGCGCGATCTTGGAAAAACGCGCGTTGTCGGGCGAGGTCTGGGCGAGCTTCACCGTGACCTTGATTCGCTTGTCCGCGTTGAGGCTGACGGTCATGTGCCCGTCGGCGCCAACCTCGTCGTCGGCCGAGTTGGACATGCGCTCGATGGAGAGCACGTCGTCTCCCTTCCCGTACCCGCTGACCTCAACCCCGTTGAGGATGAAGTGGTTCTTGCGAAAATCGAAATTCTTCATGGGACTCCCTCGCTATTGTTGGAAGGTCACGCCGATAGAGCAGTTCTGGAGAGCTCCGGAGCCGGCGCAGAGGATGCTGATGGGGGGCGCCTTGCGGGCCTGGCGGTCGGCCGAGCTCTGCAGCTGCACCGGCGATGCGAACGTGTAGTAGCCATTGGGCAGGTAATCGCCGGTCGCGATCTCCCCAGCAGCCTGTCCGTTCCAGTAGCCAGGGGCGATGAGCCCGTTGGTCCTGGCCTGCAAGAGCGTCGGCTTCGCCCCGCCGATGAGCATCTGGGCGCCGCCATCGGTTCCGGGAACCCGCTGGCCAGCCCGGGCCGCGCCCACAAGGACGCTCAGCACTCCGGCCTGGATGTTGGATTGCAGCCAATCGAGCGCGATCCCGGTGTCGATCCAGGAGCCGTCGGCGCTCTGACCGCGTTGGATCTGCGGGGTGACGCCGAAGGTGGCGAACACGTTGCCGTTCCAGCCGGGTGTAACGCCATCGAAGGTTCCGGTGATTGCCTGCAGCTGGGACTGCGTGAGTGGCGCTGGGGTGATCCCGGCGAGTGTCTGGAACGCCGCCGAGCGCATGCTGTTGGGCTGCGCGTAGTCAATGGTCATGAATATGGCCATCAGGCCCATGTGCGCGTACGCGTTTCCCGCGGCGCTGCTGTCCACGTAGATGCCACCGCTACGGGCGTAGCCGGCCTGCTTGAGCAGGTAGAGCAAGTTCGTGGGGGGCGTGGCCGGCGCGAGCACGTCCGCTTCCTGGGTCGTGTAGAAGAGGCGCGCCTTGTTGGTTTCGCACCACGCTGCCGCGCTCTGGATATCGGCAGAGACAAAGTCCGTGTGAGCGAGCGCCACGCCGTAGAAGGCGGGGTCGAAGTTCATGCAGGCGTCGAGGGCCGCTCCTGCGTTGGCATCTGCGGATCCTCCGGTGAGGAACACGCCGATCTTGAGCGAGGCCGGATTGTACGGTGACGAGAAGTAGGCCGCCGCGCCCTTGTAGGCTTCGGTGCCAGTGCCGCCGAATGCGGTCGCGACGTCGTCCGCGCTGGTGAACGTCTGGACGCGCCCGGCTCCTGGAACCGCGGATTCCTTGACCAACAGCAAGCCGTTGTTGAACCCCTTCGCGGGAACGGCGGTACCCGAGAGCAGGATGTTTACCCAGGACCATGTTGTTGTTCGAAAGCGTGCTCATTGGGTCACCTCAATGGTTGATTCGTCGATGTGCCCGCCTTGCTGCTGGACCAAGAGATCGATCTCGGCAGAGGCGAACGAGGACAGCAATACGGACTCGCGGTTGACGACGGTGAAGGTTAGGTCGACGCTGCCCCGATCCTCCCAGACCGCGCCGTCGACCAGCCCGGATAGGTTGCGGGCCGTGGATACGTCCTCGAGGCCGAGTCCCATCGTGTCCATCAGGTCGAGGTTCGGCGTCAGGGCAAGGACCGACTCAAGGCGAGCTGCCTTGTCGAAGGCACCCCGTGCCGAATGGAGAGAGCCCAACGTTGTCAGCCGCCGGGGTCGCATGGCGGAAGAACTGCACCGATGCCGTGAATTTGTACGTGCTGTCGACGCTTTCGACCACATTGGTGGAGTTCGCCGTTGTTGCCCAGTGGCCTGCATCGGTGCCCGGCCCAGCGCCGCCCGTGACGGCGGTCGTGCAAATGTACGAAACCGAGGCGCGTGAAGCCGTGGCACCAATCGCGTAGGCGGTGGCGACGTCCCAAGCCGGATAGACTTCATTTGCATAGTTCCGGTAATACTGGAAGTCGATCGCGTCGTTGGTGTTGATGAGCACCGTTGCGAATTCGGTATCAACCGCGCCCGTCGGAGCCGCCTGGTTGGCCGGGCGTACGCTGTTCGCTGGCATACCGTAGGCCTGGCGAATGAGTTTTTCGCACCAGGTACCCACGCGCCTCAGTGAAGTTGATCCCCATCAGGGACCCTCCACTGGAGGTGTGCCCGCGGCGATTCGCTGGGCGAGGGCCTTGACCATGCCGTGCTTGTCGAAGTCCTGCACGTGCATCACGCGGTAGGTAATCCCCTTGTACTGGAGCACGTCTGGCAGAAGATCAGGATCTCCAGCACTGAGGTCACCACTGGTAAAAAATGCCTGCACGTCAGAGAGCCGAACGCCTTCCGGAAGAAATTGCGCGTCGGCCGTGGCCGCAGGTTGGATGATGCCTGTCAAAATCTCCGACCGAAACGCGTCTCCGGCTTCGCCTTCGTTGGCCATGGTCGTAGTGGGCCGCAGGCGCGTGAACGTGTCGGCGCCGAGGTCGGAGTCGGTCAGCAGTTCGGAGACATCGACGAGCATCAGATGATCCTCGCGTTGGCGGACTGCTTGCCCTCGAGCTGATACGTAATGCTCTGCCTCAATTGGCCCGAATCGATAAGCGGCCTTGAGGAGCCCTTGCGCTTGACGGTGGCTGGCTTCAGTGGAGCGAACGTCCCTACCGTGAACTCGCGCTTCACCTCGCCGACCGCGACCACGCCGAGCTTCTCCACCGCCTGGTCGATGGTCATATTGCCGAGAAGTACCTTGCGAAGGCTGTCGATATTGACAGCGTTCAGCTTGGGCGCCGCGCGCCGAATGCCGCCGCGGAGGAACGACCGCTCGGGGATGCCTTGCTCGGGCGCGCCGAACTCGTGAATGGCAGCGATCATGGCGAGAGGGATCGATTCGGTCTTCGCCTCAGCGAAGATAAAAGCAGCGTCTTTGAGCTTCCCGGACTTCCTTGCGCGCTTGATCTTTCTGTTGTGCAGCTTCTTGGCTGCGTCTTCGGTGCGCGCGTGTCCACCATTCTCCATCGCGCCAGCGGGAACCCCGACCAGCACAGAGCGATTGGCGTCCTTCATGCGCGCCATGAGTGCCTTCAGCCCTGGCAGGTCACCGCCGGAAACGTGGGCGTTCATCCCCTTGACCCTCACGCGCTTCTTGCCGTTCACGACGGGGATGGCCTGCGTCTGTTCGACCTGGACCCCGCTTGCGCTGCTCGGGTCGAGAGACCTGAGCTCCCCCCGGGATTACCTCGTGCACGGACACTCGAGGTTTCAACCGGAGGCTGCATGGTGCACCTCCGAGTGTTGCCGCCCCGCCGATCGAGGCCGATGATAGCCGAGCGGAAACATCTTGCGGATCGCGACTTGGGGCAGGCGCCATCGCCTGCACTGGGGCTACCATCGCGCGCGCCACCGTGGCCACCACCTGGGCGGCCTTCTTCTTGCGCGGCTTGCTCACGGTGATCCTCCGGCCGTACCGCCAAGGCCGACCATGTCGCGGAGCTCGCAGTAGCGGCGCCCATAGTCGGTGAGCATGAGGGTGTCATCGGGCCTGCTTGTTGAGGAGCTGACTGTCGAAGGTGACACCCACTGGACCAACGTGCTTCTCAGTCACGTTGCCGGTGTTCATCTGGGCAATCCCTCGCGCCGCGCGGGCCTTCCCCACCACGATGCTTGCGGCAACGTAGCAGGAGAGGGCCCTCCGAATAGTGACCAGCGGCCTTCCAGCGTTCGACGTTGAACATTGGATCGGCCAGATCCAGCTTCTGCTGGACGTAGTCGTCCGGAAACGAGCTCGTGGAATTGAACTCGCCTTCGGGGAACTGCTGGCGGAACTCGGAGGGCGTCACGTGGTTGTCTCTGATGCGTTGGCTACACGTCAGCCGAGGCGATGCAGTCCTGGTAGATCATCGTCTTTGCCCGCAGCAGCTTGGGCGCCGAATAAGTACTCTGCGTTGATACCACTGCT